CACAGGTGCTATAATGGGAACTAGACAAGATTTAGCAGACTTTGCACTTAGACAACTTGGCGGCGGTGTCGTTAATGTTGAAATATCAGACGATCAGATTGAAGACAACATTAAATTGGCAGTTCAGTACTACCAAGAATTTCACTTTGATGGGACAGAAAGAGACTATGTTTCTAAGCTGATCAACCCAACAAGAATTACTGTTGCAGATGTTACCGGATTCAATGTAGGGGATAAAGTTACATCATCTGCTGGTGCAATATCCTATGTGTATGACATCAACGCAACATCAAACATCATAAGTACCATAAAGAATAGAGGGATTCCATGGGCAGTAACAAACACCATAACCAATGGTACTGTCACACAGACTATCTCTGGTGTTGTTCTTGGTGAGATTGACCTTCAATACTTCACACTTGATGATAGTATTTTCAACGTCATCAACATTATCAATACCAGTTCATTGATGAATAACCAATTTGGTGACTTCATGTTCAATCCTCAGTATCAATTAATGGCACCGGAAGTATTGAATATGGTTAAGGGTGGGGCCGGCATGGGTGGTATAGGATACTTCTACGGTACAATGAATTATATCTCCCAATTAGATTTTGTATTGAGAAAAGTCAAGTCATTCAGGTTCAATAGAAGAATGAATAAATGTTTTCTAGATATTGATTGGGCATCAGAAGTTCATGTTGGTGACTACATTGCTATGGAAGTGTATAGAGCACTAGACCCAGAGTCCTACAATGAAGTATATGATGATATGTGGCTTAAAGCGTACACAACTTCATTGTTCAAAAGACAGTGGGGAACAAACCTCAAAAAATACAGTGGTATGCAAATGCCTGGCGGTATTACATATGATGGCCAAGGTATTTTCGATGAGTCTATAAGAGAAATTAGGGAATTGGAACAAAAATTAATTGACCAGGAACCACCACTTTTGATGATGGTAGGATAATATGAACTTCATACTTATGTTTTTAAAAAATATGTCATTAACTGGCATGTTACTTAGTGGATCTATTGCGTTAAATGCAGGATCTCTCATTTATATCAAATCATTAAGATCTGACCTAGTAGAAGCTCATGACTCAGTTGTATTATATGAGTCAGCTAACAAAGATATGGCCAGCAAGATAGAACTTCAGAATGCTGCGTTAAAAGAAGGTGAAAGTAAGTACAATGCTACTCAAACTGCACTCGATAAGGTATCTGGCAAAAATGACGCACTTACATCAGAGTTTTCTAAATTTAGAAAAGAACTAGGTGGTAAACCAGTACCTACAACATGTCCAGAATCAATCAATGATCTTAAGACAGTAGTTCAGCCACTTGCCACAGATTGGAATAAAAAATGAAATTGATCGCTGCTTTATGCATTCCATTTATATTGTCAGCTTGCTGCACTAATCCTCCAGCGAATCCTTGTGCTGATAGGCCCATCTACAAGCCATATAAAATAGAAATGCCCATTAGACCCAAATTGGAGTCTGCAACCATGAGCGCTTTAACTGATGGGCTAGTTGTAAGGTCAGTTGAAAATGACTTCTCTAAGTTAATAGAATATTCTCAAAAGCTAGAAAACATCTTGACAACTTTACCTTCTGATATCGCCATTAAGCAATAGATTTGATTTAACAATCACTTCGTGATTGACTTCGTGACCTTAATCTTCTTTTAATCACATCTAATACAATATAATTAATTTACATTACACAGCAGCAGAAGCAGTTATGTCAAATGTAAGACATCAGGGAATTAATGTCAAATTTATTTTCATATTTGACACAAACTCACGTTGTCATTACAATTGACACAATCCTGAAATATTATGAGTTTAAATTATGCCTTTGTGGTTAGATGCGCAGTATGCAAAATTAATGGGGCACCGGTTAGAGGGTTGGCAGGTCAAGTTAGATAGTGGCGGCAAGTTCGCTGCAAACTTCAGGTGCCCCTTATGTGGTGACTCACAAAAAAACAAGTCAAAGAAACGTGGTAACTTCTTCACGCAAGAGAATGACGTTTATTTTAAGTGTTTCAATTGTATGCCTGACCAGGCATTGCACTTTGGTACATTCTTAAAAGACCAAGACCATTACTTATATCAGCAGTATGCTGTGGAACGGTATAAGCAGAACACAGATGGTCATACACACACCAAAAAAGATATAGATTGGTCTGTTAAAATACTTAAGGTCGAACCTACCCTTAAATCCCAGGATATCCTTAAAGGAACAACTTGTGTTGAGGATCTGCCTAAAGGTCACCCAGCATTGGATTATGTAATCAATAGACAGATTCCAGAGCAGTATTGGGCAGAGATATTTTACGCACCTAAATTCATGGCATGGGCATCAACAAACTCTGATAGGTTCAATCTCAAAGAAGGTGCCAAAGATCATCCTAGGCTTATAATCCCATGGTTTGACACAGATTTCAAAATATTCACATATCAAGCAAGGGCCTTTGGAAAAGAAACTCCAAAATACTACACTATAAATGTTGAGACTAAAACTAACAAGTATTTTGGAGAAAATAGGTTAAACCCCAATCGCAGGGTTTATGTGGTTGAAGGTCCAATAGACTCGTTCTTTTTACCAAATTCTGTGGCGGTGGGATCATCAGCGCTAACATTATTTGATGAAAAAGGCATGGATGTGATATATTGTTATGACAATGAGGCCCGAAATAAGGAAATAGTCCATATCATTGAAAAATGTATCCTAGAAGGCAAAAAAACAGTTCTTTACCCAGATAATTACATATACAAGGATATAAATGATGCAGTTGTTAAAGGTGGTATGTCTCCTAAGGACATCGTTAAGATGTTAGATGAAAATACATACAGTGGTTTGAGAGCGAGAATGAAATTTAATGATTGGAGAAAAGTATGAAAACGTATAAGTTTGAAAGTTATGATGAAGATTCAAATGTCAAAACAGTCGTAGAGTTCGATACAGAATCAGATATGTGGTCTGGGTACGAGGGTCCAATGTATAACTTCTTCAATTTCCTTAAGGGAAGTGGGTTTGTGTTTGATCTGGAAGATAGTATTGGGATTATGCAGGGCAACGGCGATTTCAAAGCTGCTGCTGAGGGTTAATATGAGTGAAGTTAAATTGGTGTCGGTTTCCCACTCAAGAAACATTGAGGGTGTCAAAACTGCAGAGGAATTCATTGCTTATACTGCAAGGGTGTCGAACCCAACGAATCAGATTAACAATGAAACTGCGCCTAAGCTATTGGCGTATTTAGTCAAACACTCCCATTGGAGTCCGTTTGAGATGGTTAATGTGTGTATTGAAATTAAGACTACTAGAGATATAGGTCGTCAAATTTTGAGGCACAGGTCATTTTCATTCCAAGAATTCAGTCAGAGATATGCTGAAGTGAATGATAACTTCGAGTTTCGTGAAGCGCGAATTCAGGATTTAAAGAATAGGCAGAACAGTTTGCCTATTGATAATGATTCTACATTGAGTGGTGTATGGGAAGAAATACAGCGAAAGGTTGCTATTCAAGCTAGGGATTCCTACAATAAGGCAATTGAATTGGGTATTGCCAAGGAACAAGCTAGGGCGGTCCTTCCCGAAGGTATGACAAAGAGCACAATGTATATGTCTGGTACATTGCGGTCATGGATTCACTATTGTCAACTTAGAATGGCGAATGGTACACAATTGGAACATCAATTAGTTGCAATTGCGTGTTGGAAAATCATCACAGAGGAATTTCCGTCCCTTAATACTCTCATTGAACACGATACTGAAAAATCTGCAGAACCCGTAAAAACAGGAGTGCCAGAGCAGATCAACAAATCTGCATTTTTCTCTATGATGGACGAGTGGGCCCAAGCTAACCTACCACCTATTCCTAAAAATTGGAGAGATGCAAAGTTACCTGATGAAAAACCACCAGCTAAATGGGATCAGATGGGTGGAGTTCCTGTGAGTAGTGTTCAATGAAGATAGAAACCGTTAGTGGGGTAAAGTTCAATACATTTACACCTGACCCAAATGATGTCAGGTTAGATGATATTGCGTGGGCAACTAGTAGAATGCCCAGATTCGCTGGCCACACTATTCCTATGCTACCATATTCTGTTGCACAGCATGCTGTCGCTGTGTCTAACGAACTTCTTCGGATGTTTGATAGTGGTGCATATGATCAATATGGTGAGGAAATGTCATCTTTGATTTATGATTACCTTGATATGTATAATTTCGATGCAAAATTGAAATTCAAAATGGCTATGCACGGATTAATGCACGACGCTGCAGAGGCATATATTGGAGACATCCCATCACCGGTGAAACATCTTCCTGGGTTATGTGATGCGATCAAATCCATTGAAGACGGTATTCTTAAAGCTATATATACATCATTCAAAATAGAATATCCTACAGAAGAAGAGTGGGTGTTCATACATCATGCAGACATGGTCCAGCGCACCATCGAAGCATATAATTTCATGCATAGCAGAGGAAAAGATTGGGGTGATCTACCTGACGTATCTTTACGGCGACTTCAGGCATTCAACCCACCTATGCCGTCGATCCAGGCATATGATGAGTTTTTAGAAAAGTTTAGATATTTGAGAGGAAAAATATGAGTTTAGATGTGAGACAACCAACGACATTTAGGAATGTGCCTATGCAAACAGCGGCGGCACAACAAGAGAACAAGATGCCTTCTCCAGAGGAAATGCGAAGCATGATTCCAAAGGCACCAGTCCGTGTCATTAACAAATCCAAACACCCTTTACCACAATATGAAACCAGTGGTGCATCTGGTATGGATGTAAAAGCAAATCTGGAAACAGACAAGATGATGATTTCATCAGGTGAAACTGCTTTGGTTCCCACAGGTCTGTTTGTTGAAATTCCACCAGGTCTTGAAATTCAAGTTAGACCAAGAAGTGGTATGTCATTGAAGACAAAGATGCGAGTATGCAATAGCCCAGGAACAATCGACTCTTGCTATCGTGGCGAGGTTAAAGTCATTATGGAGAACACTGGGGTGGAACCGTTTGCAATTAACGACGGTGACCGAATCGCACAATTAGTATTGTGCCCTGTCATTCAAGTTCAATGGCAAGAGACCGAAACATTGTCTGAAACAGACCGTGGTGTAGGTGGTTTCGGTAGTACTGGCAAATAATTAAAATAATAAGGAAGAGCATGACACGTTTTATTGAACCCTTCGCAGAAGAAATCTGGAATCAAACATACAAAGATCATAATGACAAAGACATTAATGACAATCTACGAAGAGTTGCTAAAGCAGTAGCTTCGGTAGAGACAACTGAGATTGATAAAATCAAATGGGGGCAATTGTTTTATGATTTATTGACGGATTTTAAGGGTACTTGTGGTGGAAGAACATATTCAAACGCTGGTACAGAATGGAAGGGAACAACGCTATTAAACTGTTTTGTTTCACCTAGATCGACCTCAGACATTGATTCATTAGACGTTATCATTGACGATCTGAAAAATCAGGCATTCACTCTAAAATCAGAGGGTGGTTGGGGTCAGAATTTCAGCTGGATCCGTCCTAGAGGTTCATTTATTGCTGGTGTTGGTGTTGAGACACCAGGTGCAGTAAAGTACATGGAGCTTTACGACAAAGCATCAGAAATCATTACTGCTGGATCAGGTAAAAAGAGCACAAATAAGAAGTCCAAAGGTAAGATCCGCAAGGGTGCTATGATGGGTGTTCTAGACGTGTGGCATCCAGATATTGTTGAATTTGTTACTGCCAAACAGAGTTCTGGTAGACTGACAAAGTTTAACATATCAGTTAATTTCACAAATGAATTTATGCAACGGTTGGATAAAATCAATGAGTTGAATCCTATTGATGACGCAGTTGAGATTGCAAAATTAGATGAATGGGAATTGAAATTTCCTGACACTTCATTTGAAAAGTACAAGAATGAATGGGACGGCAATATAAAGACTTGGGAATCTAATGGGTACCCAATTGAAAAATATCAAACTATCTCTGTTAAGTGGTTGTGGAATTTGGTTATGGAATCCACATATAACAGAGCAGAACCTGGTGTTCTATTCTTAGATAGAGCCAACGAGTTCAATCCATTGTATTATGGTGAAACGATCATAGCAACAAATCCTTGTGGTGAACAAACTCTGGCTCCAGGTGGTGTTTGCTGCCTGGGGTCATTGAACCTGACACAGTTTATTTCAGCAGATAATGAATTTGATCTTGTTAAGTTGACAAAATACACCAAGATTATGGTTCGGTTCTTAGATAATGTAAATGAATATTCAAATGCACCTCTACCAGAATACATTGATTCTATGCGTAACAAACGTCGTATTGGTATTGGTGTTCTAGGTTGGGGATCTGCATTGTTCATGCTTAAAACTAGATTCGCATCCCCTGCTGCTGCGGTTTTGCGTGATCAGGTCATGAGCACTATTGCCAAGGCATCATATGAAGCATCTATTGATTTGGCAATAGAAAAAGGCATGTTTAAATACTGTGACCCATCAAAACATGCAGCAGGCAAATTTGTAAGTTCAATTGGTCTATCTGCAGGTTATATGAAGAAGTTGACGACAACAGGAATTCGCAATAGTTCTCTGCTGTCTATCCAACCAACAGGGAACACAGGTATTTTAGCCAATATGGTATCCGGCGGATTAGAACCAATCTTTATGCCTGAATATGTTAGAACAGTAACAGTGGGCAAAGTGCCAGATGATATGCTATCATTTACACCAAAGTGGTATGAAGGTGCATGGCAAGAAACAGACGTATTTAAATTCACTAAGGAAGGTGATGAAGAAATTTTGAAAGCTGTTGTAGATGGTACAACATACAAAATTGATAAAAATCGTGGATTGACAAAAGAAGTTGCTTGTATTGATTATGGTGTTCGTTGGTTAAAAGACAACAATCTATGGGAAGAAAACGCAGCTTGGGCAGCAACAGCCCTTAATGGTCTCACCGCAGAAGATCATCTGAATGATTTGATTGGGTTCGCTCGCTGGGTGGATTCGGCAATGTCAAAAACAATCAATGTACCTAATGATTATTCGTTTGAAGATTTTAAAAACATCTATATGACTGCTTATCATTCAGGTGTGGTAAAAGGTGTTACAACATATAGGTCAGGTACTATGACAGCTGTTTTGTCATCAAAAGAGAGCACCACTAATGGATATGATGAAGAAGTCATTTTAGACACAGTCAAAATGTCAGACTCAGCAGATGCATCAATGAAGGTTCTTAGGGCAGAAGGTAGGAAATGGTACTTGACAGTGGTCTGGAATGAAACTAAGAGCAGGCCACAAGCATTGTTCGTTCATACCAATCATCACGAGAAGACTGTACCAACGCACGATGCCTCTGACAAGATGATTCAACTTGCTAGGGACAAAGGAATTCCACAAAAGTTCATTGATGATGTAGAATCCAAAGTGTCGTCTGATACAAATACTACAAAGTTGACACGAATTATTTCATTGCTGTTACGGCATGGTGTGTTGATCAAGAATATTGTGGCAGTGCTCGACAGAGTAGATGGTGTATTTGTTGGAACCTTCTTGTTTCAGATCAAGAAATTCCTAAGCTCTTTTATCAAAGACGGCGAGAAGGTTGAAGGTGAGCTTTGTCGAGAATGTGGATCAGATAAAGTTGTTTTCCGTGAGGGTTGCAAAATCTGTGTTTCTTGTGGCTCGAGTAGGTGCGGGTGATGAGGGATTTAACAATAATCTCTAGCATTCTTGATGAAATAGCATTAGAAAAACCATTGGATTGGGAATCATACAACTATGAAGGTATGCGCGATGTGGCAATTCAAAGCACATTAGAACAGTATTTTTCATTGATACATAATGTTAAGATGAACGGTGAATTGCAGGAGATAGCTCTGCTCTCCGTGATGTCTTATTTGGTGTTGGAGAACACCCAATTATGGCTAGAAATAACAAAAATGAAAAAGGGATAGCAATGGCAAAAAAAGAAAAATTCTGTTATGAATGTGACGTACCATTCACAGTGAAAGGCCCTTTGGGGTTTGAAGTCAATTATTGCCCAGCTTGTGGAGAAGAATTGGGTTCAGGTGAGGACAATGAATTTGAGGATGAAGAGTTAGACGAGTAATATTGCCTTACGCAAGTTGTCAATATCGTCTTTTTTAACCCATGTTCTATAGACTTTAGCTCTTATATTTTCATTGAGCCAGTCGTGAGACTCTAGGGCGCCTACAGTGTAGAGCGCCCATTCTTCGCAGTAGGCAAGCGAACCTTTGCTTGTGCAAAATGTCAAAACTTCTCTGGTGAAGTCCGTTGTCCCGTGGTCCTTAATATATGCTTTGAGGAATGGCGATGATGACCAGTACGTTTTCCAATCCGACTCTTTCCGTATTTTCTTTTTCTTGCCTGCAACCATCTTGGTTGATGCTGAGGTTAGCAACTTCCTGCCTATGTACTTTTTTCCTGTGGAAACTTGACGTATGATGTATATGAACCCTAGTGCGTTCGCTGGGATGTCAGTTGGCAACAGCGGTTTGCCCAAAAATTTCCATTCATTATCAACCATTTAGGTCATCCCTTTACATTTAAGTTGCAATGTGCAACAATATATGTATGTGTTTGAAATTTGAGGTGTTGTATGGTTGCTTGGGATGTGTTTATTGATGGCAAGTTGACAGATACTGTGTTCTTCTCTTTCGCTTGTGATAAGGAATACTTAATTCGATCTCTGATCATGTTTGACGGACTTCCGGATAATATTGAGGTCAAGATAAAGTATTGACATAAAAGTAAATATGTGTCACAATCATTAACAATTCAAGGAAATTTATGGAAATTCAGGTATTTAGTGACGTGCATGGCGAGTGTTATCATTCACCCCACGTGGTTATGGGTTTATTTAAACCATCTGCTCCTGTTGCGGTAGTTGCTGGTGATATTCACTCTCGTAAGTTTGAAGAACAACTGTCGTTAATAGCGTCAAAATTCGACAAAGTTATTGCTGTAATGGGTAATCACGAGTGGTATGCAGGGAAATCTGTTGAGTGGCGCCCCAAATTAGAATTACTTCCAGATAATGTTAGTGTTTTATCCCGTGGTGTATGTGAGTATAAAGACACTGTGTTCATTGGTGCCACATTGTGGACAGATTTCAAATCGAATGACTTCTTTGTTATGAACACGGCAAAGTCATTTATTAATGATTTTAGACTCATCCGTGCCCATGGTGGGGAAGATCCATTTACACCAAAAATGGCATCTGAGCTGTATATGAAAGACAAGGCATATATTAAGCTAATGGTTGAGGAATACCGAGGTAAAGGTAAGAAGGTTGTCATTGTAACTCATTTTATGCCATCTTATGAACTAGTTAATCCAAAGTGGAAAACAACCTCTACGAATGACCTAAATTATTACTTTTCGGCATCGTGCGACGAGTTGATTGAATTTAGTGAAGCAGATGCATGGGTTTGTGGTCATACTCACGACTCATTTGATGTTATGTTGCATGGTGTCCGTTGTGTATGTAACCCAATGGGATACCCAGGAGAAAACAATTACACCGATAAGGTTATCAAGATATGAAAAGAGAGAATGCAGGCAGACAAATTCGGTTTTATATTGTATGAGGGTTATTGGAAAATGAAAGTATTGTTTTTAGATTTTGACGGTCCTTTATTCAGTGATCGTGTAATTAAATTCGACCCAGACAACATTAAACCATATCCTGGTAATGTTGAAATGTCTGAATGGGTCGGATACTGGAAGATGGATCCGTTGTCAGTGCATGTTTTAAATAAGATGAGAGACGTTCACCCATTCAAAACGGTGGTGTCGAGTTCTTGGAAACGGTTTGTAAATAAAGAACAGATCGTAGATCTATTCAGAGTTAATAACTTAATATTAGACCTGCATGATGATTACAGCACCCCAGATTTATCAAATAGATACGGCCCATATTCCTCGGGATATTCTGGTGACACCAGATCAAGGGAAATTGAGGCATGGCTCAGGGATTGTGGTCGTGATGTTGATGACTACTTAATCATTGATGATCCAATGTCTGGGGCATCACTAGACGTCAATAATCATTCCCTCAATAAGGATAATATCATCATGGTTGATGGTGATGTGGGCCCAAATACAACTGACATCACCAGAATGCGGAGTATCGTATATACATGGGCAGGTTTTCAAGGAAAATAAATGGCAAGATTTAACTATAGTTTCAACATCCCAGACAGTATCTGGAGATTTAGATGGGAAAATATTAAAAATTATTCTATGTGGATATTCAATCCACATAGATGTTATGTCTGTAATAAAAGACTGCAGATTTCATCAACAGAAGTCGAGTACAACTTCAAAACCAAAAATGGTGACAAATCTTACAATGATAGGGTGATGGCACAATGGAGTGTGGAACGCGATTGGAAGTCTATTGATTACCATATTCCACCCGAACATATTTGTGTGGAATGTTTGGCAGAATGTGTTAAGGATGAAAACGCTGTTCCAAAAAGAGGAATCAGTAAATTCGGAGAGGATGACCTAAAAAACAAGTGTGACTGCTGCGGTAGTAAGAAGAAATCATACAAGTGGACATCTTTTAAAATTCCAAGTGGCAAAACCGCAGCATTCATCTTAGGGAACTATTGCTCATGGAATAGTGCTCATTACTGTGCAGAGTGCATTCGGCACGCTATAGTTTTTGGTGACAAGAAGTCTAGTATCTTCACCTATTGGTATGGTAAGAGAGCACACATTCAACAAAATGGTCTTCCGGTCGTCGACAATAAAGTTAGGTTTCCAGAAAGGTAATATGAATTATAATCAACTACAAGAGTTCCTAAATAACTCTAATAAAGCATCCGTTGTTCTGGGGTTAGACATAGCCAAAACAATCTGCCAGAAGTATTTTTTAACAGCGTTTGATGTAGGACCTGACGCCACAAACACAGTAGCAGCAATCACAAAAGATATTGCGGATACTATGCAGAAGATTGCTAATGATGATTACGATATTTACGAAAAGGTTAAAAATGACAATTGATAAAGAATATTATGACTTGACATTGACTAGGGATGGAAAGCTCATCCTTGATAAATGGGAATATGATCATGTTGCTAAACATGGTGAGTATATTAAAATTGACCACACCAGCAATCCATATGCAGTATTGAATAAGACGGTTCAAATTGAACCTGGTTTTACACTCAAACACCTATTTGAAATTGTCAAAGCAGACGCTGACATCTTGAATGTTGTATTGGATGACTGTTGGGTGGAAGCTTATATTAAACACTATGAATCTGTAAAAGGTGATGCTGTTCCGTGTCAAGGATACTCGCCAGACGGTATCGAATACATGAGGTTGTACTGGAATGCAGAATTAGATGATTCATATTCTGGTACTTATATCTGGGGAGACAACAAACCAGACTTCGATGGGGTTGGGTGGCTTCTAAAAGAAGATAAACTTGAAGATACCTTTGTGATGTATAAAAAGGATACTAGAATTAATTGGGGCCTGGATTTTTCACCACTTGTAGGTCTATTAAACCTCTCTATTGTTGCTGATGAGGAATTTATTATTCGTGATGATATTAAGAATTGGAACCAGGAAGATCCGTCTCTTATGCAACGATTCGAGTGTAAAAAGAAATACACTTTGCGTAATGTTATCGAGGGTGTATTCTGGGAACTGTCGTTCCACGGTACACCAGAAGATAAGGATACCAATTCTGCAGAAGTTACTCGCAGATATGATGATGCCAAGGAATATCTTGCCACAGGAGATATGAGTAAATTTGTCAAAATTGATGATGCATTCATAAAGGGGTTGCGTAATACTATGGAGAAAAATGATGATTGAGAAAGAAGAATTGCAAAAATTATTGCATGAAAACATTGTATCTGTTACATTTACAAAAATCAATGGAGATAAACGTGTTATGCCTTGCACCCTACAGGCTGATATGATCCCATATGAGAGCAAAGCAAAAGAGTCAGGCCGGGTTGTGAATCCTGATGTTTGTTCTGTTTGGGCAACAGATGCCAACGGGTGGAGAGCATTCCGGTGGGATTCGGTTGAATGTTTTAATGTTTAGTAAAGGATAGAAAATGGCAAAGACAGTAATTATTCCTAGTAATCCAGCTGATCTGCAAAAGATTAACAAGTGGATTAAGGACGCATGCGATTGTAAGACACGCATTGCAGCAGAGAACGAAGCAATTAAAGATATTGTTGCTGTCATCAAGGAAGAGTTTAAACTCCCACCTAAGTTCACAAATAAATTGATAAGGACAAAGTACAAGGACAATTTTGATCAGCAAGAAACAGAGCAAGAAGATTTCGCTGAATTGTACGGGAAAGTCATCAAGTGAATGCCACAAAGCGGGCTAAGGCCCATGCTCACGTAAGGAAAGCTGCTTGGATGAACAACATCCCAGAATTCAATGTGATGGATTATAACATCTCATTGATCAAATGGCTTAACTTTTTCAATGTTGAAGTTCCAATGAAGGATAAACAAGCATGGGTTATCAGTTATTGGAAATCACAAGGAAAAGTAACAAAGGGTCTCGAGAAGTTAACCAACGGATTCAATCAGTGCGCTACTCTCATCAAGTTGAAAGAGCAGGGGTATAGTATTGAATCTAATCACGAAAAGTTCTTAGAATCGCATTATCAAACATTATTCAAACGAACTAAGCAACCTGTTTTGGATGAGAATGGTAATGAAGTTGAGGACCCAGACGTTAAGGCAAAATTGGAATCAGAATCAAAGAAAACTGTTTCTATTCAGGAGAGAACTGATAAATTATTGCATACGCACCTTGCAGAATTCGACGCTGCCATTGATGAACTGTGCACTGCCGGTACAGAATTTGACACCAAGTCATATCTTTTAACCAATCAAGTTAAATCAGCGATGGCCAAAGATATAGGTGATTATATCAAAATACAGCTTACAGAATGGGAAACCACCCTTAAAGGAAAAGACCCCCAGCTGAATGAAGGTTATGGGCATTATGATAAAAAGGGATTAAAGCAAGTAATATCATTTTTGTCAGACGCTATGAATGAATGTTTTAGGACGTCAATCATATCAAAAACAACAAGAGCGCCGATTAAGAAACGTGAGAAACCTGCAGCGTCACTTGTGTCGAAGATGAAATATCTCAAAGAATTTCCAGATTACAAAATGAGGTCATTGCAGCCAGAAAAATTGATAGGTGCATCCACAGTAATTTTGTTTGACACTAAATTCAGAAAACTGATACAATATGAATCATTAGAAGGATCAACATTGACAGTCAATGGAGCAACATTAAAGAATTTTGACCCAGAAAAATCCTTTTCAAAGACAGTAAGAAAGGTTGAAATTCTTGATGGTGTACATAGGATGACAAAAAGACCATTTACTGCCCTTATGAAGGGGATAAATTCTGTAGAGGCTAAAGTCACAGGTAGAGTTAATGAAAATCAAATTATTTTGTCAGTGTTTAATTAAGGGTTAAAATGAAACGATATTATTATGTGTATGTGAGAAGTGTTGATCCAGATACACTGGATCTTGTTTGGTCAGTTCATGTTTGCCTCCCAGATGCAACAACCAAGACTGATGTATTGGCATGGGCTAAAGATAGGTATGATGGTGAAGCATTTGGGTTTGTAGACTGTGGAAATGTATGTCCACCACGCTTTATAGCTGGTGCAATTGAACTAGGAATGAAAGGAAACTGATATGAATGATAATGAAGTAACTGATGTAGAGGTGATTGAAAAGTCCCCAGAGACTCCTGATTTGGGTCGTTTGTTGAATCCAGCAAGGTTTCCTGATGAGAAATTTGAGGATTACAAAGTGCGCCGCAAAAGTGCAAATAAGGTAGTTAAGAATCATATTCGCAATGGAACTATGTTTCACAACTCTCGGCCTGACCCAGATAAAAAGGGTGTAACATATCGTAAACCAAAGGTGGTGGCATAATGGACGCAGACATCAAAAGGTCATCGGACACGGACAAGGATATGAATTCCCTATTCCCAAAAGCAGAGGAAGTTAAGCGAAAAATTGGTCGTCCTAAAAAGGAAGACACCTCTACGGTATCCCAGGTAGAAGAAGTTGAAGAATCCATTCCACCTGTTGTTTATAACTCTGACTCTGAGGTGTGGAAGCAAGCCATGTTTGTTATCATGGAAAACTTCATGGTAAAGTCCCCAGTTGATATTGTTAGGTGCATTCCAGCTGCGGATGAATTTCTTCGTGTGTTTAAGGAACGTTGGGACGTATAATGTTAGTTATCGACTTCTCTCAGGTGGTTATATCCAATGCACAAGTTCAATTGGGTAAAGAGTTAAAATCCCCAAAACCTGAGGTAAAAAACCTAATCAAACACCTGTTCTTTTCACAGTTGCTACGGTACAAGAAAATGTTCCCAAAATCTGGGAGTGTAATCATAGCATGTGATGGTAGAAAATATTGGCGTAAAGAGTTTTTCCCCTATTACAAGGGGCACAGAAAGCTCATTAATGACTCTGATGGGTTTGATTGGGAATTTCTATACAATTGTATGGACGAGCTTAAGGAAGACATCAAGTTAAATTTTCCATACAAGTTAATTCAAGCTGACCGTGCAGAGGCAGATGATATTGTTGCAGTATTGGCAAAATATTCTCAAACCAACGAATTGATTTCTGACGGTTTGTTTGATGGAGAACCTCAAGAATTTGCCATCATAAGCACAGACAATGACTTTGGCCAGCTACAGAAATATAAAAATGTTAAGCAGTATGCTCCAATGTTAAAGAAGATGATTAAGAATCCTAAACCATTAGAGTATGTCATTGAGCATATTTGTGAGGGTGATGCCGGTGATAATGTGCCTAATATTGTAACTGCTGATCAGTGGGCAATTGACAGAACCAACGGTGTTAAGGTCAGAGCAAAATCATTTATGAAGGAACGACAACACAGTTTTAATACTCATGGTATTGATGCGTGTTTGAATGACCTAGAACGAGCAAATTGGGTTAGAAATAGGACTCTCGTTGATTTTGATTACATTCCATCCGATGTAGAGAAATTAATACTCGATACATATAATACAACAGAAGTCAAAGGCAGTAAAACTAAGATTATGAATTATTTGATGGCCAACAGGATGAAGTTGTTAATGGAATCGTTGGGTGATTTTTAATGAATGAATTACATAGTACGATGGTTATTAATGCTGCCATTTTCACACCAAGAGGATGTAGATCTCTTGGTGTTTATGGCATGTAGTGATTATATTTGGAGAAACAATAACATGGCTGAAAAAGAAGTAACGGTGGCGACAGCCAAACACGCATTTGAGTTTTTCAAACTCATTCAGGCTGCAGGTACAGAAGAAGACAAAATTGTTCTTATTAAGAAGTGGGGTGCCACGCTGCCATTGAATATGCTACTATCATTGAATTTTGATAGCACATTGGCATTAGATTTGCCTGAAGGTATGCCACCCCACAAGAGAGACGAGCAAACTCATTTTGATCTGTTCGCACCATTGGCATCACAATTGGTCAGATTGAAGGCATGCCTCAAAACATCAAAGATCAAAAAGATGGATAAAGAGAGAGTGTTTATTCAGGTAATTGAAAACGTGTCACCCGCAGAGGCAGATATTCTTATCGCTTGCAAGGACAGGGCTTTGACTGAGATGTTCCCAAGTATAACAAAAGAATTAGTTGCCAAAGTATACCCTGGATATTGCAGATGAAGAAGAGAGATATAGAATTGTATATGGACATTGCAGATAGGGTGTCCCAACAATCAAGAGCAGTCCGCGCTAAAGTTGGTGCAGTGTTTGTTGCTGAATCAGGCGTTCTATCTATAGGGTATAATGGAACTTTGCCTGGGTGTGATAATGAATGTGAGATTCGTGTTGGAACGGAATTGGTTACTAAACCTGATGTATATCATGCTGAGGAAAACATATTCTCTAAGCTGTTGGAAGAGGGTGTATCTGCGAAAGGCGGCTCTGTGTTCTTGACAATGGAACCTTGCCTGCCGTGTTCAAAATTAATACGTGGAGCTAAAGTTAAGAATGTATATTACAGAGATTCTTATCGCTCCCATGCCGGGGCAGAGTTCTTGTCTGCCAACGGAATTAATGTTGTTCAAGTATAAATATTGACATAATAACAAAGGATATTAATGCCTACATATGATTACAGGTGTCCCAAGTGTGAATGGAATTGGGAAACAGTCGTTAAGATCAGCGATAGAGATATTCCATTATCTGAACCTTGTCCAAATTGTGGCGCCCATGATTCTGTAGTCAGAACGATTTGTGGTGCTCCTATATTTGGAGACCCAGTGAGAATGGGTAGGATTAAACCTGACAACGGTTTTAAAGAGGTACTACAGAAGATTCACCAAAGAACTCCAGGGAGTCAACTGAACACAACGAGTACAATTAGAAGTTTGTGATTTGATATACTATGAAATAGCAGGGCATAGCATTATGATGTTATGCCCTTTTTCTTTTCACCAGAAGGAGTTTGCATGGCTAAACTAGCACAAGTAGCAGTTAACGAAGATATTCCACAAGTAGTATCTACAAAGAAAATTAGGCAAGATTTATTAAAACGTATCGAACCTAAGACCCCTGCTCAAGTGATGGCATTCAATGCTTATAGAGATCGCAATCTAGTTATGCTAGGTAGCGCAGGTACAGGTAAAACATTCATAGGTATGTATTTGGCAATGAAGGAAGTACTATCTAGAGAATCAGGTTATACTAAATTGACAGTGGTTAGAAGCGCTGTGCCTGTTAGAGACCTTGGTTTTATGCCAGGAACCAAAGAAGAAAAAGAAGCAGTGTATGAAATGCCATACCATTCAATTTTCAAAGAGATTTTTCATCAGATTCAGGGAAATGGTTTAGTTGAAAAGTTAAAAGACCAGCATCTCTATGAGTTCATTTCTACCTCATACATTCGTGGTATCACTATGCACGATACTATAATATTGGTAGATGAATGTGAAAATATGACATACCAAGAGTTGTCTTCTATCATCACCAGAATGGGTGACAATTGCAAGATCATGTTCTGCGGTGACTTTAGGCAATCTGACCTGCAGAAGAAAGCAGATAAGGATGGACTAGTCAAATTCTTAGCAATTCTTAGGAAAATTTACGACTTCTCTTTTGTAGAGTTCAACAGAGAAGACATAGTAAGATCATCAATAGTCAAACAGTTCATTATTGCAGAAGAACAGTATGAAGAAGAAAATGGAGACTGAAAATGACACCATCAAAAAACGTAATTGATATTATAAAGCAAATGGAGGGGTTTAGGAATAAATCCTACCAAGACGTAGTTGGCGTTTGGACAGTTGGGTACGGGTCAACTAGAATCAACGGTAAGCCAGTGTCGCTGGGTATGACTTGCACAGAGGAAGAAGCTGTGCAATATATTCTTGATGAATTGTCACCAGTGGCAGAGCGGATAACTAAAATGGTCACGGTTCCACTTACTCAAAACCAATTTGACAGCTTATGTGATTTTGCTTATAATTTAGGGTCAGGTGCATTGCAAGGCTCTACACTTATGAAGAGGTTGAATTTGAAAGATTATGAAGGGGCGGCAAATGAGTTTGCAAAATGGAATAAAGCAGGAGGCAAGGTCCTTAATGGACTCGTCAAACGCCGCGAACTTGAACGTAAGTTATTTCTCAGCCAAGAATAAATTTGATTTAGACTTTCTTCCGTTGCTTAAACTCAATAGAGTGGACGCACCGGAGGGAAGATACTATGTTACACCTGAAGGTAATCATTACACTTCGGTCACTACATTTTTGTCCAAGTCAGATAAATCAAATTATATAGCAGAGTGGAGAGCCGCTGTAGGGGAAGCTGAAGCTGATAGGGTAAGTAATCGTGCTGCAAATAGAGGAACTCTATTGCATGAGAATGCTGAAACATACCTTACAAATAACATAGTTGCTATACCTAAGGTTAGAATGATGGACATTTCTTTAATGAAAGGAATGATACCATCGTTAGACAGGATAAGTAATATAAGGTTGCTTGAAGCTCAACTATATAGTGATAATTTTAAATTGGCAGGGACTGTTGATTGTGTGGCAGATTTTGATGGAGTCCCCTCAATCATAGATTTTAAAACATCTAGTAAATTGAAGGGCAAAGAAGAGATAGATAATTATTTTATTCAAACCTCTATATATTCTTGGATGGTGGAAGAGCGGTATGGTATTAAAATACCCCAGATAGTTATTTTGATAAGTCAGGAATTTGGAAGTTCACAAATTTTTATTGAGAACAGGAAAAATTGGGTGAGAAGAATGGGTGATTTGATTAGGGGTAGAAATAATGCCAATGTATGATTTTAAATGTATAAATTGTGGTGAGGTTAGGGAAGCAATTGCTAAACGTGATGACATTTTAGTTTGCCACAAGTGTGCTAGTGATATGCACAGAGCAGAGGTAAATTTGTCTAACTTTCAGTTGAAAGGATCTGGGTGGTTTAAGGACGGGTATTCTGATAAACGGAATAATAAACGATAATAACTATAGGGCCGATGCATGTTAAAATTAATAAACAAAGAAACACTAGGAATGAGAGAGGTTCCCTCATCATTCTTTTTATTGATGGATGAGATTGATAATGATAATTGCAAAGAGGCCATTCAGTGGATAATTGAAACGAATTTTGCCGAGGAAAAACCTCAAGTTATGAATTTGCTTGTGTGCAGCCCAGGTGGCGATTTGTCAGCAGCGTTTGCACTAATTGATGTAATGAGAGGTTCTTCTATCCCAATCAGAACAATAGGATTGGGGCAGATTGCTAGCGCTGGCCTGCTTATATTCATTGCTGGCGCAAAGGGTCAACGCATACTTACGGAAAACACATCTATAATGTCTCATCAATGGTCAGGTGGATCCATTGGCAAAGAGCACGAACTGATGGCAGTCATAAAGGAATTTGATCTTGTGACTAAGAGAATGATTCAGCATTATAAAAAGTGTACAAAGTTGTCCGAAGCTGATGTTCGCAAGTATTTGCTGCCAAGCCAAGACGTTTGGCTTGAAAGTTCGGAAGCCAAGAAATTTGGGCTATGCGATGAAATAAAATCCCTAAAGTGAAGAAAAATTCAGTTTAAAAACAACCACATACATGGTGCATTTTACAAATAAGTGCACTAAATGTACAATTGGGTATGTAATGACAGAAACGGTGGTTTAACAGTGAAATATGATTTAGTTGATGTTTTGACACCCATTGTTTACATATTGTGTCTTGTGGTTGTTTGTATTGATATTATTTGGAGGTTCGGATGAAAGTTTGTATTAATTCGTGTTACGGTGGCTTCGGGCTATCGGATGAAGCGATGACATTGTATTGCGAAAAGAAGGGGATTGTGGTGTACCCTGAGCCCGGGGCATACGGCGTCTCATTTTATCTAAAGCCCGCATCTGAGCGAATGACATCACCAATTTCTTGGGGTAAAATGACGAACTCCCAGCGGTCGGAATATAATGAGTCAAACAAGTCAATTTATTGTAGGGACATTGATAGGAACGACCCAGTATTGATAGAGGTTGTTCAAGAATTAGGGTCAAAGAAGGCATCATGCAATTACGCTAATCTAACAATAGTGAATATTCCAGACGATGTGTTGTGGGAAATTGATGAGTATGATGGGTATGAAAGTGTCGCAGAAAAACACCGTAAATGGGGTTAAATATGGATTATCTGATTGGTGCTATTTGTATGTGGGTGGTTTTTATACTCATTTTATGGTTGAAAAAGTCTGATTGTAATCATAATTGTAATCAGGGTCGAACTTGTAATTGCAAAAAAGAGAGTAATAATGTTTAATTCTATCAATTTAGTCGAACTCAATAAACTAGTGACTGGCACACATGTGCACTATGGGAATTATGGCAGGACATTTCAGGTAGATGAAGACGGTAATGAAATAGATGATAAAGTTACAAAAGAAAAACGCGGTCGTGGTCGACCCAAAAGTTACATTAATGCATGTGAAATGGTTTGGTCACCTATTATCAATAAGGTGACGAATTCGTGGGGAAAAATGAGCATGCGTGGGAAATAGTTGAGGGATATAATATGAGAAAATTGGCATCTATTAGAAAAATTGCAGACATTCGCCCTATAGAAGGGGCAGATGCAATTGAGTGTGTGGTTATAGACGGCTGGACAGTCGTATCTAAAAAGGGCGAGTTTCAGGTTGGTGAACTGTGTGTTTATTTTGAAATAGATTCTGTTCTACCTATTCAACCTGCATTTGAATTCCTTAGAAAATCTTGCTATGTTAATAAGGATTGGTTACCTAATGGTGAGGGGTTTAGGTTGAAAACTATTCGTCTTAGGGGACAATTATCTCAAGGCCTTGTAGTTCCATTGGAGCCAGCTTGCGCTAACATTGAATCACAGCTGTTTGATGGGTTAGATGTGACATACCCATTGGGTGTTATTAAATGGGACCCTCCATTGCCAGCTTGCCTACAGGGTCAAGCCGAGGGGCTGTTTCCGTCATTCATTGCAAAGTCTGATCAAGAAAGAGCGCAGAATTTGACATTGGAAATTGCAGAAGCGTTTGCAAACAAGGAACAATTTGAGGTCACAATAAAGTTAGATGGGTCATCTTGCACCGTGTTTCATCGTGATGGTGATACCGGGGTATGTTCTAGGAATTTGCATCTTAAGGACAATGATGAAAATAAAGACAACTCGTTTGTTCGCATTGCACATGACACTGGTCTTATCGCTGCATTGAAACAATATGGTAAAAATATTGCTGTTCAGGGTGAGCTAATGGGTCCTGGTATTCAAGGCAATAGAGAATGCCTGCCAAAAACCCAATTGTTTGTATTTGATATATTTGATATTGATGCACGCAAATTCCTTATGCATAGGGATAGGATGAATGTGTTTGTAGATTTGCAAGAGTTGGGGTTCAACGGTATGCACACTCCTATATGCACAGATTTAGGGGTGACAAAATTACCGTCCGGTGATGTGAATGATTTGCTAAAATTAGCTGACGGTAAGTCTCTAATCAACCCAGTCAGGGAAGGCATGGTGTGGAAATCAACATCAAGGAACTTCTCGTTCAAAACGATTTCTAACAAGTTTTTGTTGGGTGGTGGTGAGTAGGTTGCAATAAAAAAATGCCTGTGTTATCATAGGCATATATAATACAACAAAGAGATAGACTCAATGTTGCCAATAATTTTAAAGGATATTTAAAATGACAAATTATGACACACTAGTTTTAATAGGGCGCTTTCAGCCCGTACACAATGCACACGCAGAGATAATAGCCAAAGCCATCAATATGGCCAAACAGGTTATTGTGATCGTGGGATCGGCAAAACAACCCAGAACATATAAGAACCCATGGACTAGCCATGAACGTGTATTGATGCTGAACAATGTGGTTGATGATATGCTACCAAAGCTACCCACCAAAACAGTTAGGGTAGAAGAAAATGTAGATACTGTCTACAATGACCAATCATGGGCAGCCAGAATACAAGCCATAGTATCTAAACACACTATGCCAGGTGATAACATAGGTATCATTGGGCACACTAAAGATGATACTAGTTATTATCTTAGTATGTTCCCCCAGTGGGGATTTGTTGAGGTGAATCTTATCCAGCCTCTAAATGCAACTAATATTAGGGATTTGTATTTTAGGAAAAACGCTAACATGAATTTCATTCGTGGTGTTGTTCCTCCAGTAGTAACAAGAATGCTTGAATCCTGGAAAGATACTCCAGATTATAATCAGATAATAAAAGAACGTGAGTTTGTTGATGATTATAAGAAACAGTATTCATCCTTACCATACGCTCCAGTTTTTGTAACTGTTGATGCTGTGGTTGTTTGTGCAGGACATGTATTGATGGTTAAACGAAGAAGTGAACCTGGTAGAGGCCTATGGGCAATGCCAGGCGGGTTCTTAAACGCTGCAACGGACAGAATCATTCGTGACGCAATGATAAGGGAACTTAGAGAAGAGACAATGATCAAGGTCCCAGGGCCTGTCCTTGTGGGAAGTATAACACGGTCAATGGTATTTGATGCTATTGATAGGAGTGCTAGGGGTCGAACAATTACACATTGTTTTAAGATCGACCTTCCACCAGGTGAATTGCCTAAAGTTAAAGGATCTGATGATGCAGAAAAGGCACAATGGATTCCTATTGCATCAATAAATTCATCTACTTGCTTCGAAGATCATTTTGAGATTATAACAACCATGCTAGGATAAATTATGAAGTATAAAGCAACAATTTTGAGTATATCTGTTCATCCAGATAACGAAAACCCAGTATTTGGCGAACGATCAACCCATATTACAGTGGACGATGAAGCTGGAGGGCCCTTCTTGAAACTCATTCAATGTAATGATCAGATTACGTCAGGGGAGATCAGGGTTGACTTTGGAGAGATGGAAGTTATATATGCTACATCAAAAATATTGAGTTCGCAATTTGACACAAAAGAAAATTCAATGTAAAATTAAATTGAGGTAAAAGTAGGTGTCCTTACAATGACATTAAAGTCCTAGAGATAGACTCGAGGCATATTAATTTTAAAGGAGCTTTAAATGAAAAATTCAATTATACTTGACACGGATTCCTATAAGGTATCAATGTGGAAACAGTACCCTAAAGGTACCGAATATGTATACTCTTATATCGAATCACGCGGTGGTAAATATGACCGAACAGAATTCCTCGGTGTGCAGGCACTAGCTAAGTATCTAGCAACACCCATTACACAGGAACAAATTGATTATGCAGATAAAATCTGGACTGCTCACGGAGAACCGTTCAATAGAGCCGGGTGGCAGTACATCTTGGATGTCTATCAAGGAAAATTACCCCTACGCATCCGCGCGGCTAAAGAGGGACTTATCATCCCAACCAAAAATGTCCTCTGCACAATCGAAAATACTGATCCAAAATGTTTCTGGCTTACAACTTGGGTTGAAACGGCAGCACTCAGAGCAATTTGGTATCCTACAACTGTCGGAACTACATCTTGGCACATAAAGCAAGAAATTCTAAACTACTTGGAGATGTCAGGTGATCCTACCCTTATTAGTTTTAAGCTTCACGATTTTGGTGCCCGGGGTGTTAGTTCTCTCGAATCTGCAGGAATTGGTGGGGCGGCGCACCTGGTTAATTTTATGGGTACGGATACTATGTCTGGTGTTCTTCATATCATTGATGTATACGGAGGCGATGTGGTGGGGTTCTCGATCCCAGCAAGTGAACATTCAGTTGCATGTAGTTACGGAAAATAAAAACAGTGCTCCGTAGCAGAAATCGCATAAATACATTATAGAGGAATACACTATTATGCTTTATACGATTTACAAAATTACGAATAAAATGACAGGTCAGATTTATATTGGGCAACACATTACTGATAATTTGAATGACGGTTATATGGGTTCGGGCAGTAGAATCATAAACTCGGTTGCAAAATATGGAAAAGACCAATTTGATAAAGAAATTCTGTTTGTGTTTGATAATTTTGATGATATGGACCGAAGCGAGGCTGAATTAGTAAATGAAGAATTTATTAAACGACCTGACACATATAATGTAGTATTGGGCGGAACAGGTTGGTGCAGCAAAGGAACTGTTACTGTAGAAGATTTATTAAATCCAGGCATTTTTATTAGGATACCAACTGACCATTTTGATTCTAAAATCCATAGGTATCCAACTTCAGGTTCGGTACAGGTTTACTTAAAAACAACAGGTGAGAAAATCAGAGTTAATATGGAAGAATACAGAACTAATAAATCTCTGTATAATGCTGTATCAACCGGTAAGGTATCTATTAGAAACATAAAGACAGGAAAAACTTCTTCTATTGTAGTGTCGGAGTTTGATCCAAAAATTCATGAAAAAGTCCTTGGTGGTATCGTGGCAGTAAAAGAAGGTATTAAACAATACGTATCAAAGGAAGAATTTGTGCATAGTGGGTTGCAGGGTGTGCACAAGGGAAAAATAACCGCGGTAGATAAAGAAACAGGAGTTAAAAAGCACATAACACAGGCTGAATATTATGCAGATAAAAATAGATATTTACCCAATGGTTCAGGAACCACTTTAGTGAAAGATAAGTCGACCGGTAAACGGTATAGAATAGCTACTGAGTTAGTCGATAACACGCAGCATGTAGTAGGAACATCTGGGTGGGCTACAGTATACGACATAGCATTAGGTAAATTTTTAAATATCACTAAAGGAACAATAGATAATAGTAAACACAAACGAGCTAGTGATAAGAAGTTTGTTTGCTACAATCCAGATGGTACAATTAAATTTGAATTTTGGGGCGGAAAGCAAGAATTTTTGGGAAGATATAAATGTCCTGCAAGCGTATGGGAATCTGCAGTAAAAGGAAATACATTTAAATCAGACAGAGCAGGTAGTAAGGATTTTAATGGGTGTAATTTTGTGCTCATTGATTGGAAGTCCTAGAGATAGACTTTAGGCAATTTTATTTTTAAAGGAGCTTTAAAATGAGTGAAAGACAATATGTGTTAAATATGATAGAACAGTTTGCAAAACCAGGAGCAATTTTTGCCATGGTAGCAGACTCATACAACATCTATAATTTTTGTGAGATGTTAGGTGACGATTTAGAGATTAAGGAGAAAATAGATGCACACAGACTTACTGGGGGGTTTACTGTTATCCGCCCTGATTCTGGCGATCCTGTTGAAGTATTGCCGAAGATGTTCAAGATTCTTGGAGAAAAGTTCGGATTCACTAAAAATGAAAAAGGATACAAAGTCCTTAACAGTGTCAGAGTTATATGGGGAGATGGCATTGACAGCAGTTCTCTTTCTACTATTCTTCGGACTGTTGTTGATGTTGGAGGCTGGTCTGCTGACAACATAGCATTCGGTATGGGTGGTGGGCTGTTGCAACAATGCAACCGTGACACCCTTGAGTTTGCTATGAAGGCATCTGCGGTTGGTGTTCGTGAATGGGTTGAAGATGGTGATCTTGGTTCTGGATGGAAACTTGTATTCCGCGATGTGTTTAAAGACCCAATTACTGCATCAAACAAAGCATCTAAGAAGGGTAAGGTAAAACTTTGGACTAACAACGCCGGCGAATTTTATACAAGTGTAAATGAACCAACAGGATGGACTGATAAGGGGGTATATGGTGGCTGGCAAGATGCTATGGAAACATACTTTTTAGATGGTGCTGTAATGTTTACACAAACCTTTGAAGAAGTTCGGAACAATACAAGGAGTTAAATAGTAAATGATTGAAGTTAAGGCACCAAATAGATCTGGGTGGGACGCACCATGTTCTGTATTTCTGGGTGGGTCAATAGAGATGGGAAAAGCATCTGATTGGCAAGATAAATTAAAAAATGATCTTGCTCAATACAATGTTGTTCTATTTAATCCAAGGAGAGAATATTGGGATTCGTCAATGGTTCAATCAATATCCAACCCAGAATTTAATGAGCAGGTATCATGGGAATTGGAACACATCGAACTCGCTGATCTAGTGGTGTTTTATTTTGACCCATTGACACAGTCCCCAGTAACATTGATGGAAGTTGGGCTCTGCGCAGGACTTGGCAAGGCATCTGATGTTATTGTGTGTTGCCCAGACGGATACTTTCGCAAGGGGAACTTGGAAATTGTGTGCTCTAGGTATGGTATGCCAATTCTAGAAACTTATAATTCGCTTGTTGAGACACTACATCAAAGGTTATCATACTACAATTGACATTTAAGTCATAAATATGTATAATTGATACATGAAGCAACTCTAGCATAATGGTTATTGCCGAGAACTCATAATTCTTACGATCCGGGTTCGAGTCCCGGGGGTTGCACCAATTTTTTATTTTTATATTATGAATGTGATAGAGTTAATTACGGCTCTTGGCAACAAACAGTTGCATTTTTCAAATTCTCGGCAGGTGATGTGCTTAACATCACCTAAGTGGTATCATTGTATCACCAGTCCAGATAAAACAGCTAAAGGATCTAGAATGAAAATGACAATCATTCCACCTGCCTCATCATTGAATTATGATATTAAGAAGAAGGCATTTAAACTTCGAATAGATTGGATGGGTAAATTTAAGTCCATCGGTAAATTGTTTCGTGTAACTGCAATAACCTGCATTATTGCAGTTGGCTTACTTGGAGTAAATTCCGATGAAATAAAATCTGCAGAAATGGACTTACTATTATTGCCTGAAGCAATATTCACTAGGTATATCATAGACAGTAATCCCAAAGTCAATATGAACGACGCTGTGACTATGTCAAATTCTATATTGAAATGGGCAGATCAATTCAATATTGACCCCAGTTTATTGCTAGCATTATCACAAACAGAGTCTGGTTTTAATAAACACAGCATATCGTCTGTTGGTGCGGTTGGGTTAACTCAGATTATGGTCAGATATCATGTAGAGAAGATCAAAACAGCAAAAAAGTATCTTCCTACACCTGAACTATTTGACATCAATACCAATATCTATTTAGGAGCATGGGTTCTACGTGATTGTTTAACAAAGTTCAAGAGCACAAATAGTGCATTGCTTTGTTATAACGGGTCCAATTCTAATCCTTCCGGGTACGATAAAGTTGTTCTAAGGTTCAAGAGTAATATCGACGGGTATTTGAAATCAGTAAAGGCATAATTATGGCAAAGATTGGTTATGAGTTTGAGTTTCTCTGCAATAGAGATAGCTCAGATATTGAAAGAGACATGGAAAAAATATTTGGGCCTAAGAACAAGTTTAGGGTAACCACAGACGGATCCATAAAGAGAAGTAAAAACACTATTAAACGAAACGGTTGGCATGGTGTGGAGTTAATAACACCACCATTAACTAAATTAAAATCTATCAACACTTTGAATATATTACAGTTATATCTAGATAAGATAGGGGCAATAACAAACAACTCAACTGGATTTCATATAAATGTGTCTTCATCGAGTATGAGAAATTTTGACCCTATGACATTGATTGGGGTAGTTGACGAGAGTAGAATTGCAAGAACTTTTGGTAGGGAATTAAACCCATACTGTGTCCCATGGGCATTTTATCTCAACTCTCTTGCGAGAAGCATAAAACGGGATAAGAGTGTCATAAACAAATTTGGTACTTTTATAAAAGAAGTTGATGCAGTTACATATGCTATTTCTGTAGGGGATGCAGATTGTGGTCATATTCATGCAGATCGCCTTATGAAACGTATGATAGAAAAGTATATGACGACCAATATAAGTAAGTTGCAATTGGGTTACGTAGAATATAGAATGCTAGGTGGAAAAGATTATCATAAAAAGGGGCTGCAACCCATAGTAGAACATCTTGTCAGTTTGACAAACTATGCAGCCAAAGGGAAAAGCAACAGTATTAACAATGATTACTATAGTCAATATAAGGATTTACTATGAATAAATTGCCCAGTATTTTGAAATCTAATAAGATTCCCAATTCAATTGAGACAACTCGGTTGATTGAAATCAATGAAAAGAAAAGAGTGGCTGCAATAGAACGCCTTGGAGAGAGGTGGTTGTTCCATCCGTCGAATAAAGTTCAACGAAGCAATAGTATGGCATTAAATTAATATGAAATATCAATATCACAAAGACGGCACTGCACCTCCTGAGGCATGCGACAAAACAATTTTTGTATTCGGCAGTAATCTATCTGGCATACATGGAGCAGGTGCAGCTCGGGCAGCATTTGAAAATTATGGTGCCAAGTGGGGCACTGGTGTGGGGTTTGCAGGACAGTCATACGCAATTCCAACAAAGGATTTTGGCATTGCCCGAACACTAACTATCGGTGAAATTTCTGATTATGTAATTTATTTTAAGTTGGCAGCAAATAATGTTAGGGGCATGGATGGCAACGTGTTGAAATATTTTGTAACCAGGATTGGCTGCGGTCTGGCAGGGTACAAAGACGAAGATATTGCCCCATTATTTGCCAATTCCCCAGAAAACTGTAATTTTCCAGTAACATGGAAACCATTCTTGGAAGTCCTATAAATAGATTGTCGCAAAGTAATATTGCATTAAATTAAAATATATGTGACAATACATCATCAATCGAAAAGGAGCATAAATGTTTGACGTTAAGAAAACCGACCCTGCATTGGGACAATTAGTAGAAGATAACCTTAATCGTCTTGGTCTACAAACACCAACGAAAAGAACTGCATTACTGGCAGGTGAAGATTATAAAATATCTCAGATTCAAAAATCATTCTCGGATATTATGACCGTTATGGGTTTAGATTTATCAGACGACTCTCTAGAGGATACACCCAAAAGGGTTGCCAAGATGTTTGTCAATGAGACAATGTGGGGCCTCAAACCTGAGAATTTCCCAAAAATCACAACCATCGAAAACAAGATGAAGTACGATGAGATGCTAATCGAAAAAGACATCTCAGTTATGTCAAATTGTGAGCATCATTTTGTCACCATTGAGGGTCGTGCCCACATAGCATACATTCCGAAAAATAGGGTAATCGGATTGTCAAAAATCAACCGAGTTGTTGAATATTTTAGTCGTCGTCCTCAAGTTCAGGAACGATTGACATCACAGATTTTTGAAACATTGAAATTTATTCTGGATACTGATGATGTTGCAGTAGTAGTTGACGCTAAGCATTATTGTGTTATTAGTCGCGGTATTCAAGATGAGAATAGTCATACCATCACAAGTGCCGTGGGTGGAAAGTTTAGAACAGAACCTGATGTCCGTAAAGAGTTCTTAGCATTAGTAAGAGTATGAAGTATCTAAAGTTTATATTATTGACAATTGCTGCTATACCCTATATTTTTATATGGTGTATATTTCATCCTAAACTCGTATGGTTTCAATGTAAGAAAGATTACAAATGGCTTTAAGTAAACATGCCCACATTATGATAGACACTGAGACACTGAGCCAGCATAAAAATGCTGTTATTGTGTCAATAGGTGCATGTAAGTTCTCCTTTGAAAAGGGGATCTTCGATGAATTTTATATCAACATTGATGCCAAAGATTCAAAGAAACACGGACTCCACATTGATCAGAGCACAATTGATTGGTGGATGAAGCAGGATAAGGCAGCTCGCAATGCGTGGATGGTTGATCCTCAACCATTGAAATTTGCAATGGGAGAATTGACAAATTGGATTGGTGACGCGAATCATAACTTTTGGGCACACGGTGCATCATTCGACTATCCTATCCTAGAGAGTTCATGGGAAGCGGTCGGAATGAAACCTCAGTGGAAATATTGGAATCTAAATGATTCTAGAACCATTATGAACATTGCTGGTATAAACAATAAGACTCTTAGGAGTAATGATGATACTGTTTACCACAATGCATTGGAAGATTCCAAAGCACAAACAAAGGTTTTGATTGAGTTATTGAAGGATATAATGTAATGAGTGAACATATTAAAACGCGCTTTCTATTGGCGCTTAGTGGTGGAAGTTTGACGGCAATTAAGAAGTATGTTTCTGGTAATTGGGAACAGCGCAATCTATCAAAGTCGTTTAAGTTTTATAACAAAGACGCAGATTCTTATTTCTATCACCCAGATTTGCTGTTCAGTGCATTCCATATGAAACCTATTCTTAAGGGTCGTACAATCTGGGATGTGTTAGAAATCAACAGGAATGAAAAACGAATGATTTTCATCGACTCTGGTGGTTACTCTATTGCTACAGGTGCAGTGTCTCGAGACAAGTGGACAGACCAGATGGCATTTGACTTATCTGTCGCCAATGGTAATTTGTTCCCCATTCTAGATATTCCTGTTACACCCAATGCAGACTTTGATGAGCACCTAAAGATCAGCAAAAACAGTGCACAATTTTACAAGGCAAACAAACCAGGCAACGGTGAGATGATTTTGAATGTTGCACACGGTAGACACATTGAAGAAGTTAAGAGGTGGGTTGATTCTATCAGTGAAGTAGAGTTGGATGGTTGGGCTCTAGGTTCAAGTCACAGAGGAAATCCAAAGGAAATCTTGAAGGGCATGTTCTACATGCTAACATCAGGTGTTCTTGACAAAGCAAAAGCATTCCACGTCTTCGGTGTATCGTCAGCATCAATGATCATTTATTTTGCAGCAGTTAAGCATGCTATTCGCCGAAACAAGTTGAAGTATAATTTTGATCTTACATTTGATAGTTCATATCCAATGAGGACATTCGCATTTGGTCACTTCTTTGCATTCCGCAAGTTTGATGGGTTTGTGAATGTGACCATGACTAACACTGTTGATTGGTCACAATTAAAGGATGATGATTTTGCAGATGGGTTCTTTTGTAATTGCCCAGTTTGTTCAAACATCAAGTCTTTCCCATCATTGATGAAGGATGAGAAGTCAGATGAGCGAGGTATGTGGGGTTCGTTGCATAATTTGCATGAAATGCTAATGTATAAACGGCAGATTGAGGCTCTGGTAGAAATGTGTATGGATGTAGATGGTCTTGTTGGGAACATTTTCCCTGCAACGATTGCTAGGAACATACTGGTTATCCAAGAGGCATTCAACGACATTCCTAATGGTGAGGCAATCATCAATCGTAAATTTGAATACAAAGACATTGATGCAGGCAACTCATTGGAAGGATTCTTCGGATGAACCGAAACCCATATTTGTCCTATTACACAGACAAAATTAAGAGTCTACGGAGTGAAATCAATTTGCTCCGTAGAACAGAACGAGCATTCGTAAAGGAAATGAGGAAAGCTTGTTCTCACTCTGGTCATTTGAAACGTCTACCTGTAATGAGTAAATTACCTATGTTTGCTGCACAGGGCTCAGATCCATTCACAGCGACGGTTAAGTATAAAGTTGTGTGTCAGGATTGTGGAAAGGTTATTCAGAAATGAAAATACGAAATGCAGTAAAAAGACTTGAAGATAAAATAACTAAACTATATAATGACATTAAGGACATTAGGGAAACCTGTCCCCATGAACATTTGCAAGGCAAATTCGGTGCAAACACGGGGAATTGGTGTAGTAGTGATGATTCCTATTGGGTAGACTTTGTGTGTCAGGATTGTGGAAAACGCTGGACAGAAGATCAAATGGAGATTGGGTACGGCGTGACCAAAGATGGTTTTAAATTTACTAGAGTTAAGGAGTTCGTTGTGACTTCTTGATGTAATATGAAGTCTTCGGTTTACCTATCGACCTGGTGTGTAATTTAATATTGCCAGCATTGAATAGTTTATTACAATGCTGGCACTCATACATGTTCTTTGTGGCAAATGTTTTCCTTGTTTCCGCATCATGCACCTTTCCTTTGTTTATCATAACAACTTCCCCAGAAATATAAATAGGATCTGATTTGTTTATACGAAATATATTACCCAATTTATCCTTAACTGTTACTGAATTGTGCCCTGGATCTGGTACTCTCCCTGGTAACCTACCCTTTATAAAGGTATCGGGTATTGGTAATCCCTTTGGTATTCTACGTTCTATAGACCCGTTGTTACAATAGTAGTTGCCGTTTCTTTTATAACTCTCATAGTTAGGATAATGATCAATCATGTTAATCCACTTTTCTTCATTCTTGGCGTTCAATCGTTTTAGCACCATGGACTCCCATTTCATTGCTACAGACGCACCCTCGAATATTTTTCGTATTTGTATTATATCTGGTTCCCCATAAGTATTACGAAAATCTTTTACATATCTAGAACTAGTGAAGTATACTTTCCATAGGTCTTGATGTGGTGTTGTTTTGTTTGCTGTTCGGACACCATAGTACCATCTATTGTGTTTGGTCCAACCAATTAGGTAGGTGTAAGGTTGAAATTTTGACATAAAATAAGATTTCCTTTATCATCAATGTATGTATTATTTATAAGGAGAACATATCGTGTGTGGAATAGGTGGTGTATTAAATTTTGGGTCAAATACGTTTGAGGATTATAATGGTTTTCTCAATCAGTTGACACAACGCGGTAGGGACTCTTTAGGTATTATGGTATATGACGACCAGGGTCGGGTGTCTACTACTAAGTACCTAGATCAAAAGAGCATAGGAAGTTACTTCCCATTGAACGACATCGTTAAGTTGATGATGGTTAATGTTAGAGCGGTGCCCACATCATTCTCAGAGGGTAATGTTAAGATGGAAGATGGTTACCTTCAACCTTATGTTATTCGTGGTGAAGCGTCACCCAAGCAACATCGTGCCATAATTCACAATGGCACAATAGCTAATGATGACACTCTAAACAAGACATTCGATTACCTAATCAATGACGACAATGGTGCAGTGTATTTTGATAGACGGCAAGTTCCTATTGATTCAACTGTATTTTTGAATTATTCCTCTAAGACCCTATGTGATGCTATTCGTGATCAAGAGATAGTCGGTTCATTTAGTGGGGCTCTGTGGGATGAACCTGAAGCCACAGTAGTGTTGTTTAAAAATTATATGCCATTACATATTATGATTGACTACACTGCCCGGCGTGTGTGGTGGTCTAATGTAAAAGAAGCACTATATGAGGTGGGTGGGAACGAAGTTGCATATTTTGATGTCCCTGCATATACATCTATTTTTATCCCGTATCACCGGACTTTTGATGAAGTTGTGCATATCATCAAACAAGGTATGCGAAAGGGTGGTAACCTCTATGGGAAACAAAAAGCGGAAAAGGCATTAGTTGTTTGCTCTTCCGGATTGGATTCAACTACAGTTGCAGCTCTCGCTGTAAAGAAATACGGCAAAGACAATGTGACATTGTTGCATTATAACTATGGATGTAAGGCAGAATCACGGGAACAATTCCGAATTGTTCAAATTGCAGAACGATTAGGTTGTTCCTATAAGATAGTTGACATTAGCACAGTTTTTGCAGGAATGAAGTCCCCTATTCTAGGTACAAATGGCGACATTAGCAAAGGTGATGCAGGGGTAGAATATGCAAAGGAATGGGTACCAGCACGTAATTTGATTATGATGTCTGTAGCGTTGGGTGTTGCAGAAGATGGTGGGTTCTCTACAATCCAATTGGGTGCCAACTTGACAGAACAAGCATCATTCCCAGACAACTCATTGGATTTCACAGAGAAGTTGAATGTATTGAGCGCGTATGCCGTGCAGAATAATGTACGAATCCGGGTTGAAGCACCTCTTGTGAATCTGATGAAACAAGAGATCGTGAAGATTGGTATTGAAGTGAACACACCTTACGAGTTAACATGGTCTTGCTATCACAATGGAGAAACCCACTGTGGTGAGTGTGCTCCATGCCAGATGAGGAAGCAAGCATTTGAAATGAACGGGTTAGTTGACCCGGTGATGAAAGGTTAATATGGAAAATCAACATAGAAAAATTAACGGATACCGTGAGTTGAGCCAGGTCGAAATTGATCTGATGAATGAAGTCAAGCAAAAAGGTGTGGAATTAGAGCATTTGATAAAACGGATTCATAAACACATTAATGACCAGGCATTGATTGCTTTCAAGGAACCAGATGATGTAGAAGCTCGAAGGATACAGTCTGCGGCACCATCAAAGTGGCTAAGAGAGGGGACAACCCAATTACAATTGGGCCTCATGGAGTTGACCAGGTCGATTGCACAACCAACATTCTTCTAATTTGCATAAAAACAACACATTCTCAAAATAAATTTGACAGTTAAGATTCAAAATGCTATAATAGAATTTGTCAAGTGTTTATTTTGGGTTTAAGAAAGAAGATAGGGTTGTGCGAAGCACCAGCACGAAGTGCTGTCATTGATAGGTTATTAATGTTTTATGATTCTAATGGTGGAAGACATTCGACAGTAAATGAAGTCGGTGTTTATGGGTTCTTTGGTGATTATAGATTTTTGTCTAATTTTGAGATTTGTCAATTCAAGTTAGATGGCCTTTCGTGGTCATCTTCTGAATCAGCATATATGGCATGTAAGGTAGATAATTGGTATTTAAAAGAAGAAATATCTAAAATGACACCTAATGAGGCAAAGAAGGTCGGCAGATCAATTAAATTGATACCTGATTGGGATCTTTTAAAAGTATATCACATGACCAGAATTCTATTTGCTAAATTTAAACAAAATCAATTTCTAGCAGACAAGCTATCTAGAACAGGTAATCTTTATCTTGAAGAGACCAATGATTGGAATGATAAGTTTTGGGGTAGAGATACATTCGGCGATGGCCATAACATGTTGGGTAGTTGTTTAATGATAGTAAGGGATAATATCTGATGCATATTTGTATTATTGGAATAGCTGGAGTAGGTAAAGCACATGCGCTTGCAGCTGCAAAGTTTCTTGATGGGCAGAAATCTGGAACAGGTATAATCACGCTGGTTGATTATCAAGATAAGCTCAATAATAATTTGGGCCCATTGCAAGAAGTGTGGACGAATTCTTGGGGCCCTATTAGTGATTCATATTGTATATGTGACACAAGAGAAGATCAATTTATCACAGTAAATAGGGTTGCTCTTGAAAATATGACGGATATTAATTCTATTGGTGCAGACCTCTATATTATATCTACTCCAAATGAATATCACGAGATTTACCTACATTCTATTAAATCTGGTAAAATCTTATGTGAAAAACCATTAGTTGCACACAATCAGATTCCTGAATGGGGTGTGCTCGATACAGTGCACCTTGGGATTGAGTGGTTATTCCACCCAGATGTTGAAAAAGTGAGGAGAGTAAAATCTATTTCCTTTGTACATGGTTTCCCACCAGACGCTGCATTTTGGGACACTACCCATGAAGTGTTTGATTTGGGTAGTCATGTTATCTCTATCTATCAGTATTTGTCTGGCATAGATATGGTGTATTTTAAGTCTATATCTAGGTCTGGTAGGGTCGTCACATGCATAACTGATGATGGAACCGAATTACAATTTGGTTACAAAAAGGGAGTTACCACAGACTCTATTATTATAAATGGTGATCTTGTGTTAGAGTGGATTCCATTTGAATCTGGCGATCTATTCTACAAACAAATAGAATATATTATGTCGAATAAACCTTCACTATTGAATACATCCCAAATCTATATTGGGCACAGTACATTGCAACACATCAGAAAGGCTATAGTATGACAATATGGATAGTTGGAAGTCTCAATTATCACAATGAGACAATTGTAGGGCCTATCATTGATAAGTTTAAGGAAAAGCATCTACAGTATAATTGGTTTAAGCCAGATAATGGGGACGGTGCTAACGTACACATCTCAGAATTCACAAATCAAACTATAAAGTATTGGATGAATTTTAATGCTCTGGGACATAGATTGCAGAAAAATGATATTGTATTAGTTCTAGATTTTTGGAATCCCACAATTTTTGATCTCAAGTTTTATTCTACTCGTAATAATCTCAATATCAAATTCTTTACCATACATCATGGATCTAGTCATCTTCCAGGAGATTTTGCATCACAACCTGGGTATGAGTGGGCATATAAATTTGAACAGGCATGGACAGGTTGTTATGAAAAGATATTCTTTGGTTCATATAATGCATTAGATCAGTTCGACGAATTGGAACCCGGGCAAGGAGTAGTGAGTTATCTCCCAATCAAATACATTGAGGACATAAAGAAAGATTTGGATTTGTCTACTGTAGTCAGAGATCCTAAATCAGTAGTTATGCCATTAAGGTTAGACGACGATAAGGGGGTTTATGATTTTTATAAGATTGTCAAGAACAATCCAGGTTATAATTTCCACGCGTCATTATTCCACGCTGCAGCAACAAAACTAGATGCACCAAACATCGTATACCATGACGCAATGGACAGACCTACCATGTTTGCATTGATGGCATCATGCGAGTATGTAGTGAGTTGTGCCAAGCAAGAGACGTTTGGGTACGCTGTTCTTGAAGCAGTGTCGATGGGGTGTAAGCCAATTTTACAAAACTCCACAGATAATTGTTACAGTGAGATGTATGAAGATTCAAGTTTATTCATCTACCCAGAATTGGTGAAGATTGAAGACTATGAAAATAGTGCAGGCCTGATACCTAGTGTATTGAAAACACCTGCAGAAGAGATTATTGTTCGGGGGATGCTATTTTGAAACCAGAAGAAATAGAGACATTGATAATTCTTGCTGAAGAATGTTCTGAGGTGGCGCAGGCATGCACCAAAGTTCTTCGTTTCGGTTTTGATGATTATGATAGTAGAGACCCTGATCGTGTTCCAAATTATAAGAAGTTGGAGACAGAGATCGGTGATGTTATTGCTATGGTAAAATTCGCTATAGACATGAATGTTGGTATAACACAAGATGGCATAGAAAAGGCATTTAATGCCAAATTGGAAAAATTGAAAAAATACTCGAGCTATTTGTATGACAAGAGTTAATTTGGTTGATGTTAGTGTTTTGTCTGATCAGCATCTAATTGCTGAACGGTTAGAATTAACATGGGTATTCAAGAGTGCTATTAAATCATTACATAGTAAAAATGGGTTGAGCACATATCCTGAATTTGTATTGGGTACTGGCCATGTTTCGTTCTTTCACGATAAGCTCCAATATATAAAGAACAGGTTTTATGAAATAACAGACGAGATGATAAATCGAGGTATGTCACCGAAGATGCCGTATCCTGATGATTCAGAAGTTCCTAAATATATGATGAATGATTACATACCTACAGACAAGGCGCTTAAGGTCATAAAGTTGAGAATCTATGAGCGTCTGAATATGAAAATACCATGGTATAAGTATAGGGGCAAGGGAATCACACAAACGTGGGTAGATGAGGTGTATAAATGATGAAGGATTTATTGGATATAATTGATAGTAAGAGTACTGTCTCTGATACAAGAGCAACGCAGTACAGTAAAGACATGTATGAATATGGAGCGATCCATTGTCACTCTTGCGGCAGAGATATGCCAGCAAATGGGTCAAGTCATGAAGTTATAGAGGTAGCGACAGGACGATCAAGTGGATCTACCACATATTCAGGTTCTGTTGGTATGTCCATATTCAATACATCAGGTAAAAAGAGGACTTACGGTAGAGTCGGAAAAACATACAACACGGGTAGGACATATTATAAAAATGTGTCAGTTGATATTTGTGCATGGTGTAAGGAAAAAGAGAATGTGGGATCTGAATTTTGGATGTTAATTGGGTCACTGGTATTTCTTTTGGGGTCTGGATGGCTATGGTGGGATGCATTGCAACTTGCTGAATTTTTGATGGGTCCTGTCGCTAAGAAATTCTTTCCGTGGTCGCCATTAATTATGATTTCTGGTATAGCATTAATGAAGTTTGGCGATTATGCTGATTCATTGACAATCAAGGGTATTAACGAAAAATGGAAAAATTATTATGCATAAGTTTTTAAGGAAATTTTCACTGCCGCATAGAGAATTTTCTCTTAGTAAACATGCATCTATCACTGATGCGGCAGCGGCAGCAACATATAACGCAGTCAAGAACTCGTCCCAACAATTTAGGGACGAAATTTCAGACATCTATTTTGGTCATTCATACAGGTACTATTACAATGGTAACTTGACTAGATTCGGTGAGGTTATGGGTGTTGAAGCCTCAGACTCCCAAATCTTACATCTGTTCAAAATTCAGGACGAATTCAATATTCCAATCTCACTTACTCTAAACACATTAGAGACTCATATGGAGATTATGCATGATAAGACTATTCGAGAAGGTCTTATTTCATACATCAAGAATTTTTATGATCATGGTCTTAGAATTTGTACTATAAGTAGTAGACACCTTATGACGTCTGGGATTCTGCAAGAACATTTTCCAGATATGGAGTGGAAAAACACTGTTAATCATATGGTTAGAACAGCGCAGGAAGTCGCAGATTATGCTGCTCTAGGGTACACTACAATTCAACTTGATAGATCTCTGAATAGAAATTTTGATGAGATTAAAAAATGCAAAATCGTAGCTGATAGGAAAGGTGTGAAGACATCATTACTTGTCAGTGAGGGTTGTTTACCGTCTTGCCCATTCAAAGATGAGCATGATATGGTGCAATACCAAGCACAAAACACTGTTAATTATTGGTTAATGTATGGGGACTTGTCCTGCAATAGGTGGAGATTGTCCGGTGAACCAATGCCCAGGACAGGCACTGACCTAAATGCAGTTACTGCAGAACAATTAGATTTGCTGTTAGAGAATGTTGATATTTTGAAATTCTCGGGACGATTGGGTGCGCCTGTTCAAAATGATTCGATGTTAGATTGTTATCATTGGCGAATCAAACCTTCGGCAATGGCAGGAGGAAAACCAGAAGAGATCCCAGTAAAGATGGATTCATTTCAGTCAATCTATGATAAGGGGTTTGAACCTTATAATTTGTGGATTGCTAGTGCAACAATAGAGAAAAATTTTGCTGATAAAATAAATGCAGTTGACACAGCATCATTCAAAAACAATATTAAGAATTCAATGTTTTACCGATGGAACACACCTAAGGGTCGTGCATTGTCAAAGGTGTTAACAAATTGTCAAAATCAATGCTATGATTGCCATGCGTGTGAAAAGGTGTTCGGTCAACCTAATATGGACACGCTTTTGGAATTGAAAAAACCAAATACAAATAAGTATTATGAGGAAGTCGAAAAAAATGGACAAGAATTAGAGAAGCGTGTTATTATGTTAAAGAATTCAATTTAAGGAGAACGGTTAATGCAAAGCACGATGTTTTTATCAAACCTTACAGTGGTTGATCACGCGTACGTAAATCAATATGGTGATATTGTTGGTGGGTCTTTCAACCCATCATTTGTGGTAGAAGGTGAAGTAGATGAGAAAGAGCAGGTTGTTATCGACTTTTCTACATGCAAGAAGGATATTAAATCTATCATTGATAGTAAGGAAATCGGTCTAGACCACAAATTGTGGATTGGCAATTTTTCAAATTGTTCTGTAGAAGCCACAGCAAATAATGCATCTTATATCATCACAACTCCACAGTGGGTGATTGAAGCACCAGAGAATGCTGTTAGGTTCGTTGATGAGACATATTATGATGTTGATTCTATTGGTATGGCTATGCAGTCATTTGTTACAAGAGAGTTGCAGAAAAAATATCCTACTGTTAATGTTAAAGTTTACAATAATGTAGATGCTCACGGTCTCCCATTTCTAAAAGATAAATCATACTTCAGATATAGTCACGGTCTAAAGAATAGTACATCTTGGGGCTGTCAGAACATTGCTCACGGTCATTTGAGTTACATATCAATTGTAGGTGAAGATGAAATTGGAGCAAAGGCTCTGTCGCAGAAGATCGCTGCAGAGTTAGATGGTATTATGTTTGTGTGGACAGAAAATGAAACACAAACAGGATTGGGGTACACAACTGAACGTGGAGAATTTAAATTAACAGTAAGAGGTAACCCTAAAATTCAATATTGTACCACTGAAACGACAATTGAGAATTTGGTTGAGATGATTAGTGTTATGTATGCGAAAGATCTAAAATCGATCTACGCTGAGCAAATTTATGTGTCAGAAGGTTTAAGCAAAGGAGCGGTATTTTATGTCTAATATTTGGGTTTTGAAATTGATTACAGGTGAGGAGATTGTTACTCGTGGGGCATTCCACAAAGAGACCGACAATTGGATTTGTGAGCGTCCATATATCTTCCAGGTTGTCCCAGATTATCAGGGAGGTAATCATCGTGCTGCCCTCGGACCGTATTTTATGACGGATCGTAACGCAGATTGTGATTTTAAGGATTCTCATGTTGTTTCATTTATTGAGGCACCACAAGAGATGAAAACTCAGTACATCAGACAGACTACTGGGATTGAAATTGCTGGTGTTGTTTAAAAACAACAAGTGAATAATAATTGTTGTAAATAAATCAAATAACACTTATTATTGATACATTGCAATTGAGCAATAGATATATAATTTTCATAAGGATACATATGAGTAAGATTACAAAATTGGCAGCTATTGTTGCTGTAATGGTGAGCAGCGTGGCAATGGCAGGTGAATTTGCCACAGTTGAATTTCAGGGAGCCAAGACATACGGTAATGCAGTTCAGTCTGATACTGGTTCATTAGTAGTGGGGACACAGCGAGGCCCAGTTACTCTTGATGTCAAGTTGCAAACAGAACGTCAACGTGATGCTGGCACTAATGCTAATGATGTTCAATTCCGAGTAACTGCACCTGTAGGTCCTGTTTGGGTTCGTGTGGGCCTAGGTAAGCAAGTCGATGGCGGTCTTGGTGATAACACATATTACACATACGCTGCAGGTGTTGATTATTCAATTTATAAGAATATCGTTTTAAACGCATCGGCAGAACGCCAAAAGGCATTCGATGGGGCGAAACCAACATTTGAAACATACCGATTCGGTGCAACTTATGCATTGACTGCAGTTGATTATGTAGGTGCAGCTTGGGTCATCAATCGTGGTGATGTAGATGCTCATGCAGTCGGCGTAAATTACACGCGAAAGTTTAATTAAAATTGTGGCATCCATCGCGGTGCCATTCTTAGTTCATTATTAGGAAAAGTTCAGCAAACATACACTTTACGTAAATACTAATACTAATGTATGGAGATTCTCGAAGGAGATGACAGATCGGAAAGACGGTATGCCGATAGGAAAGACTATTGCTAATTGATAAAAGTAGTCAATGACTCTGTGACAAAGACACAGTAATAGTGGTAATCCACAATACTTTTCCTGTTAAAATTTTGGATAATTTCAGCAATTATTAAACGACAAATGCTGTTGACGGTGCCTTGTTTGGGGTGATGTGTAGTTATGTTAGAAATAACACACCAATGGAACAGATATGCGATGTAACAGAAAACACATCGGGTGAAGAGACCTTACATCTTATAGCTCATAAGCGAAAGTTATGATATTGCGTGGAGGGTTTCAGGTAACACGCGTGAATAAATTGAAACAAGACCTCAGATATCCAGTTAATCGAATAGTAGGATAGATTCAGCAACTAATTAAAAGTACTAAGACGGCATATCGAAGCGGACTGATAATCTCCGTGGATATATGCCAAACAAGTTTTTGACAGTCACTTGTAAAATAAACTACCAAAGCTATCCTGATACTATTTAAATACAACAGACTTTAATTTACGCTCTTAGTCTGTGAGCGGTAATAAGTAGGAGACGACATGATGTATAATCAAAAATTTATAGCGACAGTTAAAACAGACGGTAAAGTTCTTAGGGAGTTTAAGGACACAATTTACATACCGTACGGCAGCGAATATTCTGTATACCTAATGAACATGAATAGTGTTCGAGCAAAAGTCAAGGTATCAATTGATGGTGAGGATGTACTAAATGGTGATGATTTAGTAATTGCACCAAACACTTCAATTGAACTAGAGCGGTTTATGGAGACTATGGACAAAGGTCACAAGTTCAAATTCATTGAACGATCATCTGAAATAGAATCGCACAGGGGTCTCAGGGCAGAAGATGGTTTGTTGAGGGTAGAATATACCTTTGAGAAAGTATCCGCTCCAATTGTTAATAATTACCCACCCTTTAATTACCCACCAGGTGTTCGCGCATTCGGTGTCAATGATTGGGGTAAACCGGTGCTTATGGCACAAACATACGATAGTTATTCACCTAGCAATAGTAGTTTGTTTGTATCTGCTTCTGCAAAATCTTTCAGTTCATCAAGTGTGGGTATAACTACTAAAGGTAGTATTTCAACTCAGCAATTTCAGAAAGTTTCAGATTTTACAACCGATGGCGTGTCTCATGTTATGGTACTACACCTTCAAGGTGAAAATCAAGGTAAACCGGTAGTCACCCCAATTGATGTTAAGAGGGTACAGAAGTGTGATTGTTGCGGCAAGGTAAATCCAGTCTCAGCAAAGTTCTGCAATTCGTGTGGAACATCATTAGAAGTGTTAGTGTAAATATTTTTAAAATATTTTGATATTTTTCAGAATTTTGAATATTTCAGGCATATATATTATATAGAAAACAAATTCCAACAGGAAACCAAATGACAAGACTTTTATGTAACATGCAAAAAACAACCCAGGGTGCAACACGCCCTGAGTGGCATGCTGCAGTACCATTTTATGGTAATGATTCTATTAGTGGGTTGGGGAGTGGGTCTTGTTGAAGGTGTAAAAAGAAGAAGAAAGAACAAGACCCAACAAGTAGCAATATTTGTTGGGTTTTGTCATTTTAGTGGTTCAAATCAATGGGTTATGAAAGTGCTTGCAATTTAAGTTGAAGTCTGTCATAATTGATTTTGTTGTGTTGATTGAAGATGTAAAAATCATCGGTTGACATTAAAGATTTTGTATTATACAATAAGGTTTGAATAAAAGGTTTATATTATGTTTCAGCGAAATATGGGTTTGTAGGAAACAAGAGCCCGACAAGAAGTTTCCCCTTATGAGACGCCTCCGGTTTCATATTGAAAGAAGTTAATCACACCGTCAGGTGAATGGTAAAATTGTTTGACAAACAACAGTGAGGTGTGGGGATGCAACGAGAGCTGGAAACCACAAGAAAAAGATCAATAGTCGTCCTGATATTCAGAAATGAATATCGTGATGCTCAAAAAGCATTATCCGGAAAAGCCATCACCAGGATGGATTAAAGGAGGATTTAAAATGAGCCTTGATGCAATGTCAGGGCACATTTTGAAGTGTTTTATTTCATTGCTGAAATTTGATCAGTTAGACAGGGTGCATCAAATAACCTATGTCGTGAATGATAGAATATTTCAAAATGTAAATTGGACGTGTAGGAAAATTGGTAACCCCAGAAGACTGTAAATCTTCCGCCTCACGGCATTGTTGGTTCGACCCCAACCGCGTCCACCAAACAATGTCGCATTAGACTTCTAGTGAGGTCATCAGCCTTTCACGCTGACCAGACGGGGGCAGAACCCGTATGCGACTCCAGACAAATTAATGGGCTTACCGAATGGGTCGGGAAAGACACTTGCAATGTCATGCTTGCGGATCGTTACCGCATAGGTCCACACAGAGTGAATTTTGCATAAATACATGTAAGGAGGACAAGATGTTCTATTATTTGTATGAGATAACCAATAAGGTTAATGACAAAATTTACGTAGGGGTGCATAAGACATCAGATTTGAATGATGGTTTATATGGGCTCTGGAAAGATAATTCAGCATGCAATTGCAAAGCATGGTGTACTGAATTTTTCTAAAGTCATACTAGAGCATTTTGATACATCAGATGCTATGTATGCAAGAGAAGCAGAATTGGTGAATGCCGAATTCTTAGAAAGAGATGACGTGTATAACCTCCGTAGAGGAGGACATGGCGGGTTTGATTACATTAACAAATATTGTGGTAATCAGGGTATCCGGATGAATTCACACATGTCTAATGAGACCAGACGCAAGGGTGCATTTAAAATGATTGAAATATGTAAACGTGACGGATTGGGTGTTTACTCAGATTCCAGAATAAACATATTTAAAGATAAATCATTCCAAGATGAAATGACAAATAGGGCCAGAATTCATAATATGGGTTCTAAATGGGTCACTAATGGTATAGAGAATAGAAAAATAAAGAAAGATGTTTTGATACCTGATGGGTGGAAATTAGGTAGAGTCATTAAGCCGCTGTAGTCCTCGGGGAGGGCAGTTGATTGTCTATCAATATCAGGTGGGTTCGAGTCCCATCAGCGGCGCCAATATTAGGATGAATTCAGCAACCAATTAAAATCTGTCTGTGGTTTTCGATTTTCCACTTAAATAAAAAGTAGGTATTCATCCTGTTAAAATCAATCGGAGTAATTGACCGAAAAGTAAATGTTGATCATCTTGGCTATTTGGGTGATCCATGCAGTGTTACACAGCTATGAAAAGACGGGGTAAGAATCCTCACGTAAAGTATGCAGAAATATTGACCGTAAGTCGACAAGGTGTTAGGCGCCTCGCTGTTAACGAGGAATAAGTTAGGTTCGATTCCTAAACGGTCAGCCAATTATTTCCCAGTTTACCTCACATCGCGCGAGAGGCAATGGAGTCACATATTTTATATGTGTGCGGACAACATGAGTTCAATTCTCATCTGGGAAGCCAATTTTGTAGTTACAAGGTTATCTGCACCACAATGTTAAGCAGATCTACAAATTATAGTGTATTATAGTCAATTATAGTATATTTTAATTTGTATTGCCCGGTTAATTAAAAAGTATAATATTCGCCTGATAAGCGAAATTCAGAGGAGCGTTACCTCTACTGGGTACCAACGATAATATCCCCATAGTTCAATGTATAGAATAGAAGTTTCCTAAACTTTAGGTCAGGGTTAGATTCCCTGTGGGGGTTCCAAATAAAGAATGCGTTCAGCAAACAAAAAAATTCAACTTTTAATTGAAAAATAAGCATTCTGTTAATTTTCTCGGTGTGGTGAAATGGTATCACTCTTGGTTTGGGACCAAGGAGCGAAGGTTCGATTCCTTCTACCGAGACCAGTTATGGACGAAAGACGCGAAAGCGGTTTAGTATGTCCACCAAGTTTTGTAGTTTGATCGGTCAGATCATGTTAAAGGCGATGCGCATCTTAATGATAATATGTGCAGCCTACTACAGGTTGATTATTGCGGGGATTCAGGGTATCGGCAAGTCTCATAAGCTCGGCCTAGGTGTTTCGAGTACACCCTCCGCTTCCAATAATAGTGCATTAGGCTAAAAGAAAACCATGTGTCTCATAAGCACAATTCGATGGAGCGTTACCATCATGCACTACCAAACAATGCGAGTTGTGGTGGAACGGTATACACTCCAGACTTAAAATCTGGCGCCCGTAAGGGATTGAGGGTTCAAGTCCCTCCACTCGTACCAAATTGTGCACCGTTCGTATAACGGCTTATTATACATGGCTCTTAACCATGGAGATCTGGGTTCAAATCCCAGGCGGTGCACCAAACAATGGCTCGATCATATAATGGTCATTATCGCGGATTGTCTATCCGTAGATCGCAGTTCGATTCTGCGTCGGGTCGCCAATATTATTCTTCGATAGCTCAGTTGGTAGAGCCTTTGACTGTTAATCAAAATGTCCGTGGTTCGAGCCCACGTCGAGGAGCCAGAATAACAATAAAAGCAAGAAATTATGCGGGTATGGTATATGGTTTGTGCCCTAGCCTTCCAAGCTATAGAATCCGGTTAGAGTCCGGATACCCGCTCCAAACAATGCATCCAGAGCCAGTCAGCACAGGCACTCGTCTGCAAAACGAGGTAATAGAGGGCAGCACTCTATGGGTGTTCCAGATAGGTAAATGATATGACAAAGGATGAACATCTGGGTATCATAAATTCATCGTATCCCAGAATTTACAAAGCATTGGCGCTTTTCTGGGGTGAACGAGAGTTTATCCCTTATGTTGAAAAGTTACTATCAGATACAAGAGACGGTGATAGGGCAGGGTTCCCATCAAATATCGCTGACTCTTTTGTAGAATTGCAGAATATGCACAATAAAGAATTCCCACAATTTGAAACCCAGTGGGGCAATGTGTGGTTAAAAACACATTTTGGAAAAGTATAAGCAACTTTAGCTGATGTGGTCATAGCGGTGTCTTGAAGCGGCATTGAAGTAGGTTCGATTCCTACAGGTTGCACCAAATATAGGTCGGTGGTGAAATGGTAGCCACACTACGCTTTGAACGTAGCGCCTTAAGTGGCATGGAGGTTCAAGTCCTTCCCGGCCTGCCAAATAATATCTCTCTGGTGTAATGGCAGCACCGCGGTCTCCAAAACCGTCAGTCAAGGTTCGAGTCCTTGGGGGGATGCCAGTGATAAGCGGATGTGACGCAATTGGTAGACGTACTGGTCTTAGAAACCAGGTCCTGAGAGTTCGAGTCTCTCCATCCGCACCAATATGGAGTTTGTGATGTAATGGTAGCATCAGGGTCTTAATTTCATAAATAACATATAGGAGACGAATATGTTATATTACTTATATGAAATTAGGAATAATATCAATGGCAAAATTTACATTGGTGTTCATAAGTCTAATGATATAGATGATGGTTATATGGGATCGGGTGCTCTCATCCAATTAGCTATAAAGAAGTATGGGATTGAAAATTTTACCAAGACTATATTAGAATATTTTGATGATTCCAAATCAATGTTCTTAAAGGAATATGAGATTGTCGATATTGAGTTTGTATCTCGCAGAGATACATATAATTTGGCGATTGGAGGATGTGGTGGATCTATGTTACAAAACAGAAGATCATTTTCAGGAAAGCATTCTGATCAATCGAGGAAAAAAATTTCAGATAGCAGTAAAGGAAGAATAGTTGCAGATGCAGCAAAAATAAATATGTCTAGGCATCATTGGGTAAAGTTGGACCCAGTTGCTCAGAAGGAACACTCCATATATGCTGCCAGAAAATCTGTTGAATCTAGGAAGATGAATAACAATATCTCATACAACAAGGTTTCGTGTTCATTGTTGGAACGAAATAAAGAAAATAGAGATTGTGGTATTCCTCATCACAATAGTGGGATTCCAAAGAAAAAGATTGAATGTCCCATATGTAATAAGATGGTGGCTATTAACACTGCCAACAGATGGCACTTTGATAACTGTAAAATGAGAACTTAGAGGTGTGGCCTTATCATAAAAGTAATGACCTAGGCTGTGAACTTAGTTAAGAGGGGGCGGTACCCTCAGGTCACCCCTGTAAGTTTTCATTCTCCCCAATTGATTATCAGACATATATTGTGTGTCGGTCTCCGATAAACTTTAATTAGAGATGATATATGTCTGATAATCAATTTTATCCCACTAGTGAAATGAATATCACGGAACCCTGCGAAGGTTTAGATCCAGGTTTAATTCCTGGGTGGGGTACCAAATTAATGCCTGATTGGTGAAACGGATAATCATCATTGTCTTCGAAACAATAGTTGCGGGTTCGATTCCTGCATTAGGCTCCAGATATGCTGTGTTAGTATAATGGTTTTAGTACAATGGTTTTGTAGTCCATAGACGAGGGTTCGACTCCTTCACACAGCACCAGATTAGCTCTTTTAGTTCAGAAGTAGAATAGTGCTTTGGTAAAGCACAGATGGTGGAGCATTACCATCAAGGAGCACCAAACAATGCCTTGTTAACTCAGCGGTAGAGTGTCTCCCTTACAAGGAGAAGGTCGGCGGTTCGATCCCGTCACAAGGTACCAGATTATGGGAAAGTTCCGAAAGGACGCAGCCTGATAGGTTGATGACAGCAAACAAAAATTCTTTCCCGCCAATTACATCCTCTCCCATCCTGATTTTTTGTAAGCAGGAAATTGATTGGATTTTATAGTTTAATGGTAGAACAGCGGATTTATATCCCGTATGCAACAGATAATTGGTTAGTCCAGGTTCGAGTCCTGGTGGGGTACCAAATTAAGGATGGTTGTCAGAGTGGTAATGAAGCAGTTTGCTAAACTGTCGGTTAGAAATAGCCTCATAGGTTCGATCCCTATACCATCCGCCACAAATTAGCGCCGTTCGTTCAACGGATAGGACAAGACTCTTCTAAAGTCTATATGGGGGTTCGATTCCCTCACGGCGCACCAATATTGTTTAATTACAATTAAGTTCAGTTAAGTCGATATTGGGTATCATTTTAAAGGGTACTCGCAGGTAATGGCAAGCAGGTAGGTCATCCAGTTAACTCTGGTGCTGTAGTCAAAGGTTCGACTCCTTTGTGTCCTTCAAAATGATTTTTGTGAAAGTAAGGGGCGGTACCGTTGTGTGCCGAAAGACGGAGTCAGTTCAGTCGCAAGCCGTGTAAAATCTTCCATTCCTCAGAACTCACAAATCATTCACTATGCCGATAGTAGAGACTATCCACCGGGACGGGCGAGAAGCGACCCCACCAATTTTGATGCCTAAGTGTATGTAACTGCCAGGGCACAGGGTCAGCGAAGAAATTCACCGACGGGGAGCATACACATCATTTTAAAGTATATTTTGCAACCGTTTCGCACTGCTTTCGGTCAATGTTCAATATACTTTAAAATGATTATCACAGTTGTTATGTAAGCCATTCACGGGGCTGCTGAAGAGATATTGGAACTCGGAATTCCAGATACTAACGACAGGTTATTGCAAACATTGTTGCAACAGTGTAGCGTGGTCGCAGCGGATACTATCCGCTTTCAGGTCCGATTCCTGGCGATAACCGTGATTATCATTTTTAAATCTATTGTGTGTTGAGTATATGAGTATCTTGGGAACCGTCGAACGAACACTCTATTTCATGTCGTTAGACTGCGGCCGCAGCACAGTAGGTTTAAAAATGATATTCCAATTGAAGTACCAATAAATATAATGAAGAAATTGCCTATAATGGCGCTTTTATATTTACGGAGAAAACGTGATTACTTTTATAAAGAAATTAATTGGGAAAAATGGAGTTAAATGCGACAACGATTTTTCCGAAGATACTCGTGGGGTGACTATCATAGATGAATTGGAATCTAGTGATGAAAGAATGGAATTAGATGCACGAAAAAAATGGAGATTGTCTATGGCTAAATCTGCCATGAGGGACGTTTTCTATAGATTTGGTGTCGGCGGTGATAGGTATAAGTTTAAAATATTGCCAATTGATGAAAGAAATCACAACTTTGTGATTCTTGTTGATATAGTAAAGCATTTTGAACTGGATGAGTTGACCACATCATCAAAACTTATAGAGATGGAAAAGGCCCTTAAGAAAGAATCATATTATAATTATGGTGTAAATGTGCATGGGTTGTATTGGGGAGCAATTGACGGCGTTAGTATAGTTTCGCCAGCTAATATCGATTACCATATTAACATACCTAGGGAAGAAGCCGATTTAGCAGACACATCCTTATGGGTAACAGGTGATTGTCCTCAAACAGAGGACTTTTTTGATAATGTATCACTTGAGGATAAATTAGCATTTCAAAATGCTATTAAAAACGGTGATGCTTCTCTCCCTCCGATAAAAAATCGTGGGAAGATTTATAATACAGATTTGGCACCATTTGAATAGGAATTTAATATGAATACAAAATCTACACCAAAGAGTTGTTCTTGTACTCAATGCACAAGAGGCAAACATACAAAAAGTGGAAGACAGCTTATGCGTCTTGATGAACGTGCATTTAGACACAGTCAAAAGCAAAAGATTAAGAAGAGTTCGGGTGACTACGAGATAGCACCCATTGGAAATTATTACGATTAGGAGAAAATATGAAACCGAGAAATTATTTGGTGCCTTTGGCACTGAAACGAAAGGCGGGATTGCATTGTAAAACCAACAAAGCAACTCGCCGTAAAGAAAATGCAGAAATGGTAAAAATTATGGAATCGTAGTGAAACGGTTATCACAGCAGACTTTTAATCTGCCAGTTCTGGGTTCGAATCCCAGCGGTTCCACCATTATTTAAATGTATTGATTGTAGTGTATTTAAACAATGGAGTATAATAATGCCAAAGATCATCATAGTAGACAACCAAGAAGAACACAATAAAATTTTGTTTGAATTGGGTTTATTGGATGATGAGGAAGATTGGGATTTATACCAGAAACAAGAAAAGATATTTGATGATATAGATGAAGAATCCTATATAAAGTATACGCGGATGTGACGCAATTGGTAGACGTGTTTGATTCAAAATCAAAATTCTGAGAGTTCGAGTCTCTCCATCCGCACCACAATTTGAGATAGACGATGAGATTGAGTCCCTTATATTCTAGTGCCCTATTCTTGAGCATGACACACCAGTAGAATTGTATAAGGTTGTATAAACTCTCTCATTCGAGACAACCCAGCGAGTCCTTAAGAAAGATAGTTGGTCGCTCAAACCCTTTTTGTATTCAATCGCTACAGTGGAACACCGATAGCCCCAACAAGTCTCGAGTACGGTAAGGCAGGCCATGAAGGAGGGCGGTTCATGGGTTCAAGTCCCGGAATACAAATTTATTTGAATGGTAGTAAACTGATCGTAAGAAACGATTGCAACACGGGAGTGCAACTCTCCTCACCTCCACCATAAGAACTCTGAATCTTGCAGCAATGCATGATCAGGTTTGGTACTCCAGATCCCTCTTGCACGGTAACACCGATAACAAAGACAGATGCACCGAGAGTTCTTTTGATGGGGGTGCCTTAGGATCGACTGCGAAAGAAGTACAATGCATTGGCTACTCGTCACAGATAGACGTAAAAAGTAAAACGCAATTAAATGCAAACGACGAAAGATTCGCTTTAGCCGCATAGGCCTAGCGTAAGGAGTTCGATGGGTTGTCCTTATAACAGACTCAACCCATCATAATTGAGTGCGAATCGAAATTGATCCTAACCATGTCGCTCTACCTGCTAAGGGATAAACAATGCTGGAAACCTTTGACTGTGGTGGTCATTGCACACACCAGTGCAGGGCACTCAATTATTGCAGAATTTGACATCAAAGAATTTGTCATATATAATTCATACATCAATTAAATAAACCAAAGGATGTTTGATATGGCAGCAGTAAATATGAAGGAATGGCATGTGGTAGTTCTTGAGGGTTGCAAGCGCTTGTTTGACAAGGTTTATTACAAGGTAGAAGAAGCCCGTGCAGCAGAGAAAGAAAAACGTGTCGAGTATGCTGACCGCATGGCAGCAGGTGAAGTTCGTGTTGTTCGTGAATGGTATTAATTTAAAGGATATATAATGGCTAAGTTGACAGGTCCCAATTTCAATTTGAGTAAGACTACCAAGCGTTTGATGGCTACTATTGCCAATGATGACGCTCGGCACACATTCAAGCATTGCATGATCGGTGCTCAATATGCTGCAAGCATAGTGCCTAAGTCGAAGAAGGAAAAGGACGTAGTTACAGGTTTATTGTAAGATTTCGCCCCATTAGTACAGAGGTAGTACAACGGTTTTGTAGTCCGTAGACGGCAGTTCGATTCTGTCATGGGGCACCAGATTTGCGTGGTTAGTTAAATGGTAGAACCAGGCGTTGCCAACGCTTAAACAGGAGTTCGATTCTCCTACCCCGCACCAAAATTTATATCGGTATCGTCTAAGAGTAGGATGGTTGCCCCTCAAGCAGCAGATCGGATTGCAATTATCCGTACCGATTCCAGTTACGGGGTGTGGAAACCTTGGAGGTTAAGCGGCTTTGAATACCGTTCCACTGTTAATAGCGGTGATGGTTCGACTCCATCATACCCCGCCATTTATAGCGAGTTGCCAGAGAGGCCTATTGGCGCATCTTGGAAAGATGATGGCTCCGCAAGGGGCACGGGAGTTCGAATCTCCCACTCGCTGCCAAATAATGGAAGATTATTGATGCAGGTGCATCACATTGCCTCGAAAACAATTGGGGTCCTAAAGGGCCTGGGGTTCGATACCTCAATCTTCCTCCATATAAATATTCTTTTTATCAGAGAATATTATGCAAAGTTTCAAAGATTTCTTGTCAGAACATATATTGTCTATAGGATTCAATCCAGATCACGAAAAGTATCGTGAGACGCATAGATCAGAAATGCACAATCTTATTAAAAATGCTTATAAAGAAATAGGCGGTTATGCTGGCCTAGGTCACGGATCTAAAGAAGAATCTGATACAATTCATAATGATATTAGTAAGCTAAATATCAAAGCAGTCAAGAGAGATGGCAAAATATCATCAATGAATATGTATAAAGACCAACACGGTCGCAAGTCAGTGGCATCAGCTACCGACACTAGTACACAAGGCAAAAAAGATTTCATCAAAACAAAAGATGAAGATAATAAGCAGAAGCGGGCGTGGGGTGAAGTTTCTGGCGCTGTTGAACATTTACAAAAGAAGTTGGGAGTTCCTAGTATACCGTCTAGTAGGACTAAGGAATTGATTGATAAAGATGTCAATAAGCATGATGATGGCTATCATTATGACCGGAAAATTGGTGCTGAGCACCACACCAAAGTCATGATGGGTCACCCCAAGGTTGTCAAATAAGTTTAACTGTGATACAATAAAAATATGAAAACAGTAGTAGTTTATTTCCATGGGTATGCCAGTTCCCCAAATTCTGACAAAGTAGATAGGTTGCGTTCTGCTGGATTTGATGTATATTCATTTCCAATTGATGTTAACCCAGATATTTCATTACCAGCATTGAGGGACAGTATTGATCAAATGCTGGTGGGTTATAATGATTATGACACAAGGGTGGTGTTTGTCGGAACCTCATTGGGTGCGTGGTATGCGTCAGTTATGGGGGTTGAATATGATGTATTCTCAATACTAATTAACCCATCATTCGCTCCTAACCCATCATTACTAAAATATGATGTTCCTAAAGATATTGTTGAAAAATATTTTAGAATGGAAGTCATAACAGGTGCAAAGTATTTCATCGGATTAGAAGATGAAGTTTTAAAATTCGACAAAGTGATGTTATCACATTTAGATACAACTTATGTCGAAAATGCAGGTCACAGATTCAATGGCCCAGAATTCGATTTAGTTATAGAATATATTAAAGGTCTTGTTAAGTAAAAAGAATACTACGACTTTGACATAGTCGAATCAGAGGAGCGTTACCTCTACAAGATACCAACAATTGCCAAGAGCAACTCAATAAGCTGTGTTCGTATAGTGGGATTACACAACCCTCGTAACGTTGATACGCTGGTTCGATCCCAGCACGCAGCTCCACAATTTTACAAATAAGTTTCAATCGTGCATAATTGATTTATGAACATGACAGAACATTTATTGAGTAGATGGTTTGACCAAACCAAATATCCCAATGCAACATTACATGAAAACCAATTGACATTACCACTTTACAATATGAGTGGCAAGTTTGTGGGTTACCAAACTTATAACCCGACATTACCAAAATTACATGTTGACGATCCCAGATTAGCTAGGTATTTTACATGGGTAACTAAACCTTGCGGCAGTAAAAACGCTGAAGTTGCTGTGTGGGGTTTAGAAACAGTTAACTGGTATGATAAAGTTTTATTTTTGACTGAAGGTGTGTTTGATGCATGTAGATTACATTGGCATGGCTTCCCTGCTGTTGCAGTATTGAGTAATAACCCAGTGCACCTTAGGAGTTGGCTAAAAGCGTTACCCAGTAAAAAGGTTGCTTGCGTGCAAGGTGATGCAGCAGGAATGAAGTTGGCCAAATTTGGTGACTATCAGGTGTTCCTTCCTGCAGGCAAAGATGTGGGTGATTTGACAGAAAGCGAACTCGAACAATGCTTTGCCAGGTTCCTTGACAACAAAGTCCCTATGGTGCATAATTGATTCATATTTTGAAAGTTTAACATGATTGATATTGATGATTTGCAAGGTAGCAGCGAATACGCTGAATACATTATGGAACATGCTGCAGGGGATAGAATCATCTGCAATGGTGATACATTAGTTATTGCTATGGAAGACGGATATTTGTTTGATGATTTTCTAGATTCAATAGGAGTAGTTCAATAATGAAAGTACTGTATATCATTCGGGGATTGCCAGGTTCTGGTAAATCTACCCTTGCTAAAAATATGAGGCAAGATGGATTTTATGGACTCCCAAAATATTTCGAGGCAGATATGTTTTTCACTGGCCCCGATGGAGCATATAAATTTGACGCATCGAAGTTATCGGAAGCCCATCAAAAATGCAAATTATGTACTGAGGCAGAGATGCTTCTGGGTAAGAATGTTACGGTATCAAATACATTCACTAAGTACTGGGAAATGGCAGTATATTTTGAAATGGCGACCAGATACGGATATGCAATAAAAATTATCCACTGTAAGAAGCGATATAATAATATCCATGGGGTATCAAACGAAATTATTGATATGATGGAATTGAGGATGGAATCAGATAATTTTATTGCAGAACAGTGTGCGAATAAAGGTTTAACTGTTGAAATTTCAGAAATAATTTAAATAGGAGTTTATATGTTCACTTTGATGTTTTGCCTGGTGCTCATACTTTTGCTTGCAGCTCGCGATAATAATAACTGGCCGTTCCCATGAAAATGAACAATATGGTTAGTGTGCTAATGCACCGCGAAGATATGACCTATGATGAGGTCGCATCATGGATTAAATCTGCGACTGATGATATGACAGATCCTGAGGAACTACTTCTTGATGAATTTGGGCTCGAACCAGATTACATCTGGGATCTGCTAGAATTTGTGTGATTGACATTTAAGTTCCCATCACTCATAATTGAAATATGATGAAGGATGCATTAAATGAAATTGTTTTTAGAAACAACGGTTTGGGATAACAACATCCCAAACCACACTTACATATTAGAAGACGACAAATCTCGTATGCATGGGTATATTCAAATGGGGCACAAAGAACCGTTTATGTTTAAAAAACCTATAGGGTTCAGTGCAAGTAAGAGAACATTTAAAATGCTTGGTGAATATACAGATGTGGTTCCCAGGAAGCCATGGCCATTTGCAAAGGTAACAGAATGAGTAAAATATTTTTCACAAGCGACACGCATTTTTTCCACAGGAACATTTTGAAGTTTTGCCCTAACACTAGGCGAGGTTCCAACGAAATAGATATGACTAATCATATAGTGCATGATTGGAATTCTAAGGTATCAGCAAACGATTTGGTTTATCATCTTGGCGACGTATCTTTTGGTGATGAGGAAAAGACTAAATCTGTATTGTGGAGGCTTAACGGAAAAATCATCCTAGTTAAGGGAAATCACGACAAAGTTGTAACTAATGGTGATTGTTCGGCTAGATTCGAGTCTATTACAGACTATGCCAGAATTTCTATTGACGGGCATGAAGTTATGATGTTTCACTTCCCTATTTGGGAATGGGATAAAATGCACCGAGGGTCTTTTCACCTATATGGCCATGTACACGGTAATAGTTCTGTGCCTGGTAGGGCAATGGATGTTGGTGTTGATATGAGACCAGGCGTCGATATGTCACCATGGTCATGGGATGAGATTAAGAAAAAAATATCACCTATTGAAATTCGGAGTCATCACTAGGGTTAAATATAAAGAGGGTTACACTGACCCATTAATCAGTGTTTAAATAGGAGTAGGAAGTTGAGGTAGATTATGACAGCAATTTTAGCATTAGATATTTCAGGACAACCGGTTAAGTGGATAAACGTCGAAGAGGCAGTTCACTATTACGCAACAGACAAAGTAATTTTTGAATTGGGTGATGTAGTAGCGACTTTGCGCGGTGGGCACAATAACCAAGGAATTCAATCTAAGATTTCGACTAAATCTATCATTGCAGTTTCTGGTGGAGGTTCCAAAAATAATAAGCAAGATGCCACTCTAAGCAAGAATGATTATCTATTCAGACGAGACCGGTGTGTATGTGCATACTGTGGCGAAACATTCAGAGAGTTTGAATTGACTCGTGAACACATTACACCAAAGGCACAAGGTGGAAAAGACACATGGATGAACCTAGTTACTGCTTGCGGTCCTTGTAATCACCACAAGGCAAATAGGACACCAGAGCAAGCAGGCATGGAATTGATTTACGTTCCTTACATACCATCAAGGTGGGAGGGATTTATTTTGGCAAACAGGAAGATTCTTGTTGATCAAATGGAATATCTTACATCTAAGCTTCCAAAACATAGCCGGTGGCACCCAAACTATATTTGTTAACATTTAAATTATTATGAAAATTGTTCGATATCCAGTAACCAATACAAAACGTCTGTTTAGTGATGACTACAATTATCACTTTAATCAGAAAACAGGTGCATTCGCCAGATGGGGTGCAACACTAGAAGATGATCCTAAGGTAGGAAAACTGGAAATTTTCGACCTTGAGGTATCAGAAGAATGCAATGGTATTCCTGATGTTGGGTCTAGTATTGCCGTTCCCTGTAAACATTGTTACAAGAGCAATACTAAATCTGGTCGAAATATGTCCTTTGAAACATTTAAGAACATTTTCGATAAATTGCCTGAATCCCTAACCCAGATAGCATTTGGTATTGGTGATATGGACGCAAACCCAGACTTAGTTAAAATGTTTGATTACTGCAGGGTCAATAAACACAATCCGGGTGTAGTTCCGAATTTAACTATTAATGGGTGGGGATTGACTGACGAATGGGCAGATATACTGGCAGAAAAATGTGGTGCCGCTGCAGTTAGCAGGTATGATAATAAGGATGTGTGTTATGATGCAGTTAAGAAGTTGACTGACCGTGGCATGGCGCAGGTTAACATTCACGCTGTGATTGCTAATGAGAATGTAGAACAATGCTATGAATTAATAAATGATGCAATTTCTGACCCTCGTCTAAGTAAGATGAAAGCTATTGTTTTCCTCACGCTTAAACCAAAAGGCAAACGCAATACATGGACAACAATTAAAGATGTCACTGTTTATCGCAACTTGGTTTCTTATGCCATGGATAGAGACATTGGAATTGGGTTTGATTCTTGTAGTGCACCAACATTCCTTGCAGCGATGAAGGATCATCCGAGGTTTGATTTATTTAGTCAGTTGAGCGAATCGTGTGAATCCGATCGCTTCAGTGGTTATGCTAATGTGGACGGAATATGGAGTCATTGTTCATTCACTGAGGGTCTTCCAAATTGGGGGACAGTTGACCTTAAAACGATAACAGATTTTGATAAAGAAGTTTGGAATGCACCCGAGGTAAAACGATTTCGTGAATGCCTTACCTGCCAAGATAACTCTCATATTGGGGATGAAGTATATTTGTGCCCAGTATATGATTTGTACTCAGAAGAAGTGGGTAGAGCAAAAAGTGCAGTTGTTAAATCTGACCGACGGGTCATTGAAATTATGAGTGCTTAATGGAAAAATGTTTTGATGGTTGGGCCCGAGACAATGGAAATATTTCAGGTAGGTGTTGCTGCAACTGTAAATATCAGAGGCCTATTGTGGGGCACCCATGGAATAAAAGAATGGGTAGTCCCATACAGGGCCCAATGGATATAGTTATAGGGTTTGGGTGCAACATACCAGATGCACCCAATACAGTTTTTTTTGAATTTAAGCACGGAATGTGTGAAAACCATGATTGGGATAGAGATGAAGAAAAATAGCGAATTTAATGTTTTTAGAAAGTTGTTTGCTGTCGCAACTGACAATTGTTCTATAGAGGGTGTGAATAGTGCTTATTCGTGGGAAGATGAATATGCTAAGCTCATAGCAAAAGAAATAATCACTAGGATCGAAGATTCCGCTGTGGGTGATTATGGTGCAGGTGAATGGGACAGGGGGTATGATACAGGATTAGCGCAAGCCACTGCAGTCATACGTCTTATGATCAAGGAAATGCTATGAAATTGAGGATGGGGTTTGTTTCAAACTCATCTAGCAGCTCTTTTATTGTTGCTAAGGCATATCTTAAGCCATGGCAGATTGATGCACTCATCGAGGTGTGCAAAGAGTCTATGGGCCCCTGGGACGATTCTTGGGGTGTAGAAGTTGATGATTACAATGTAAGGGGATTTACTTATATGAATAATAATCGTGATGAAGAAGGTGGTCTGGAATCTTGGATGATTAAAAACAAGTTTCCTATGAAAGCAATTGTTTGGGAGAATGATGAATGAAGATTAGACAAGGTTTTGTATCGAACAGTTCAAGTTCGTCTTTTGTGTGTTGTATCTCTGGTGTGTCATTTGAAGGGTATGACGGAGAATATGATTGTACCTACGCTCAGTGTGCGGCAGGACATGAATTTGAAGCAGATGACTTTCCAGAAGTATTGGCATATTTGAAAGAAGATGGTGATAACTACGAAGTTCCTAAGGACATCTGCCCTGTATGTAATGGTAAGGCTAAGACTCTTATCGTAACTAGGTTGAAAAAGGAACTGAAACATTTGGGTATTGATATTGGGGATTTGGTATGAAAGTTAGATCTGGGTTTGTTAGTAACAGTAGTTCAAGTTCATTTATAATCGCAGTTCCTGCTGATATGAATCTTGGGTTTGATGAGTTGCACAATGCAGTTTTTGGTAGTGATAAAATTCAATACTTTGGTCCTGAATACCCAGGGATGTCCCGCGTCTCTGTGGATTCTTGTCAGATCATTAGTAGTATGTTGAATAGAATCAAGAAGGTTGATGATTTGTCTGATTTGATTGAAGCAGCATACGATCAACCCAACATGGACGATTACAGAATGGAAGACGGAAAGTACGACTGGGATGCATATGATGAAGTTCGCAAAGTAGAAAATAGTAAAGAGGCAGCAAAGTTATCATCTAAGTTTCCAAAACATGATTTCTACAGCGTAGAATATAGTGATAATGATGGAGAATTTGAATGTGAGGTTGAGCATGGCGCCGCACTAAGGTACCAGGAGAATATTGTAAGAGTGAGTCACCATTAAGGAACTAAATGAAATTAGCTATAGCATCCATTTTATTAACTGCATCATTGAGTGCAGTTTCAGGCAATTGTGATAAATTTTACCCAGGTGGTAAAGAGTTTATTGTGCCATCCACAGTAGAATTATGTAACTCTTTCTACGTCACCAGGTTTGATAATACACATAACAGAAATGTAATGTCTATTGACCTAGTTAAAGCATCCCGACCCAGGGTCCAGCGTGAAGATAATTTCAGGGCTGATTCTAGGGTGACTAGACCAGCGAACCCGAGCGATTATACCCGATCTGGGTATGACAAAGGGCACATGGTTCCTGCAGCAGATGCGAATACTCCTCAAGATATGAGTGATACGTTTTTATTGACTAATATGACGCCACAGGTACCGTCATTAAATAGGGGAGCATGGCGTGAACTTGAGGAATCAATTAGGAATAATGCATGGACAACTCGTAGGGACACGTACGTTATAACCGGTGCACTTTACAAGTCCATCATCACCGCTACAATTGGCAAAAACAAAGTTCCGGTTCCTACTGGGTATTACAAGATTGTATATTTGCCATTAGGTGTAAAGGCATATTATGCTGATAATACACCAACAGGTACAGTTAAACCAGTGCCAGTCAGTGAAATAGAAAATAAATCAGGATTGGTTTTCCCTAAATTATGATTAAGCCACATGAGGTATTCACAAACTCCTTTGTTATTCTACTGGAATCTATGGGGTTTGTGTTTGATAGAAAAATAAAGAGAAACCTTAAGGATGAACAGTTGTGCTTGTCCTACGATAGTAAAATCAACCCCATAAACATAATTGACGAGTCCCTAGTCAAAATGGGGATAAAGTCAGACAGGTCAGCGATTGACACATATTCGGGTCAATGGTTGATCTGGGGAAAGAAGCCAAGCGGGCTGTGGCTCATCATCATAGACACCCAAAAACGCACTTTGACGTTATTTTTCAGTGTTGTTCCGTTGCACTATTGACATTTAAGTTTAGATGCATCATAATTCATTCATGTGTTTGAAACAATCAATTTGGAGAATGTAATTTATGATACGACAGATCGCCCCAAATATCCGGATTTCATATCAAGGAGATCCCAGGATTGTTGCTTACGATGTTTGTGTAGAGAAGTTGGATTCTGACGAATGGACAATGGTGCGTGGGTTCAATAGCATGTCTGATGACTATGCTTGCATAAATGCAAATGAATTCGCATACGCCATGATTGAACGCGACCGGTTGACGGTTAAGTTGCATTAGTGTATAATTAATTCAATTATGAAATTTAACAAGTTTGATCAATCAACGGTTGACAAATAAGGCAAATAAAATCATAATTGTTTTATTGATGTTTTTGAAACAACCCTTAAAGGAAATTTATTATGACAGTTATCAACACCCAAATCAAGCGCAAACAAGAACTCGTTGCAGCATTGCAAGCAGAGATTCGTGGGTTGCGTGAACAGCGCAACATTGTTTGGAATGGCAAAATTGATGCCAACAAGGCCAAAAAGGCCGAGCGTGAACAAAAGGCAGCTCTCCGAGCACAAACAAAAGCAGTTAAAGATGAAACAAAAGCGATCAAGGCAGCATCTCTTGCAAAAGCCAAAGCAGATCGTGTAATGAAACTTGAACTTAAACTTGCATCATTGAAAGCAAAGCGCGAACCAATGACAAAAGAAGACCTCCGTAAATCCGGCGGCATGGTTTAATTTGCAGGGAGTGTTGACAATAAATCGACACTCCCTTACAATAATCAAACATTGAAAAATGTAATTTAGTTTGGGTTCAGCAACCTATATCAATCATACTGAAACCAAAGTCCAAACTGTTAAAAGGAATTTAAATGAACGCATTTGTTAACGCTATCGGTACTCCAAATAAGACTGTAACTACCAATGGAATGGTAGCATTCGATAAGACAGGCTCCAAGTTGGTAGATATGTTCTTCAACATTGGTGCAGCTCGCAACAACCCAAATATTGTTCCTCAATTCATGCAAGCATTTGCAGAGGACAAACTGTTGGCCACAAAGATGTTATTCTGGGCCCGTGATGTTCGAGGTGGAGCAGGTGAACGTAAGGTTTTCCGTGATATTTTGTCAAAGCTGGCAGTAACTAACCCAGATTTAGTGAAGAAGAATTTGCCGCTTGTGGCAAAGTATGGTCGTTGGGATGACCTCCTTATCCTTAAGGGTGATGTATTGCAATCTGCATATCGCCTAATTGGTACTGCCATTAAATCAGGCAATGGTCTGTGCGGTAAGTGGATGCCCCGCAAGGGCCCAGAGGCTGCAGCACTTCGGTCAGCACTTGGGATGTCACCAAAACAATACAGAAAGACCCTTGTCGGTTTAACGTCGGTTGTTGAGACCCAAATGTGTGCTAAGACATGGGATAACATTGAGTTCGGTCATGTGCCTTCAATTGCAGCAGCACGGTATCAAAAAGCATTCGCAAAGAACGCTGAGGTGAAGTATAAAGAATATCGAGACGCTCTAGTTACTGGTGAAGCAAAGATCAACGCATCTAGCATTTTCCCTCACGATGTTATCAAGAGCCTGCAGTCGGGTCTGGTAGATGTTGCAACAGCACAATGGAATGCATTACCTAATTATCTAGGTGACCAAAAGGTGTTGGCACTGGTTGACGTGTCAGGTTCTATGTCCTGCCCAGCAGGAAAGAATAGTAACACAACATGTCTAGATGTGTCATTGTCCCTTGGTTTGTATGTGTCGGACAAATTGACTGGTGCTTTCAAGGATACATTCTTGACATTTAGTGCATCACCACAATTGTTGACCCTTAAAGGTTCTATTGCAGAAAAGTTAGGACAATTGGAGTCATCTGATGATTGGGAAATGAATACTAATATTGAATTGGCGTTTGATGCAATTCTTAAGACGGCAGTAAAGGCAAATGCTCCCCAAGAGGATATGCCAGATGTTCTGTTGATTATGTCAGATATGCAATTTGATCAATGTGCAGATTGGGGCGACACCATGCAAACTATGATGCAACGCAAGTATGAAAATGCGGGGTATAAGGTGCCTACAATTGTGTTCTGGAATCTCAATGGTTCACACGGAAATGTGCCTGGCACATCCGTTGATAAGGGAGTTATGATGGTTTCTGGGTTCTCCCCAGCAATCCTTAAGGCAGTTCTTGCCTGTGATCTGACCAATGTCACACCATACAGTATGATGTTGGAGGTCCTAAACGGTGATCGTTACGCAAACGTAACCGTATAATAATAAGGGGTGGTGCAATGCCACCCCAATTTAATTCATATTGTGTTTAGAAAATTTTTAACAAAACTTAGCGAAAAATGCCTGCAATTAACCTCCACACCAAGTTCGGATATAAAACATACTGCGAAGTAGAGAATAAATTTCTTGATGCCAAATATAGTGACACATTAGACGCATATAAGGGAGTTCTTTTTAAAGAACGAGATAAAGCAGAGCGTGATGTTCTACATTTCCTCAATGATGAAAAATTGACAAAAAAGTATAAAATGGATGATAATGACAAAGAGGGGTGGGTTCTCTGGAAAGAAATGTCAGAGAAGTATTCAGTATTAAATTATTTTTATAATCGTAGGAGTTAAAATGTTTTTCAAGTCATTTAAGAAGGAAGACGAGAAACCTAGAGATGGAGAAGTGGAATCAGCATTAATGACCACAATCGAATCTCTTGAAAATGATATAAGTGCACTAAAACATACAATTGCCAAATTAAAGTGCAATGATGATTGTGAATTTGTATTTGATTGGGAATCTGCTGGTGCATTCTCAATCGAAAGAAGTCGGGACGGAGTAACAACCATAGGTTATACTAGGAATGTTGATTCTAAAACTTCCCCAGGTGAATGGGCACTATATTGTAATATAACAACACACAATAAGTTGGCAGAATCATTCCGAGAGTGGCTCCGAGTTAAAGGGACTGCAGAATGACTGATACAGAACAACCTAGGTTTCTAGACGCCACAACATTCCAACTCGGGGTGGAGGCGCTAACACGAGAAAAACGAATTGACCACCTGGATGCAGTAATTATGTTCTGCAAAGAAAATGATCTAGAACCAGATGAGATTAAGAAGTTATTGACATCAAATCTCAAAGATAAAATTAAGATGGCTGCTATTGACGGCGGCTATATGAAAAGAGAAGCAACACTTCCAATTTAGACATGGCACATTATTTTTATATATTATCGTGGGTTTTTGCTGCGCTGAGCACAATTTCTGTCGTTAGCACAATTATGTGGTTTTTGAGTCTTGCACCATTCCAGCAACATCATGCTAGAATTTCAATTATTCCGTTTATTATCGCTATCGTTTGTTGGCCGTATGTGTTAGTTGGACCTAAATAGGAAATATTATCATGACTGGGTTTGAATTTTTTAAGATTTACACCCCATTAAAATTACATTTTACGCAAGAGTCGTATGATGGATTCAAATATAAATGGCAAACTAGGGCTATATCTAATGATGGGTTTTGTGCTAGGAAAGATCGGTTTCTATTTGAAAAATGGGGAAAACAACATAAAAATAGCATATCCGCTGGGCAATTGGTTATTAGCAATTTCATATATAACAGTGCGAATTGGTTATATGATGATATGCAAGACGCGCAAGATGTTTATACCAAATGGAAGTCCGTAAGAGAGTCTATAACAAAAACATTCGAAGATGATTTAAATGAACTCAATGCACACAAACTACTATGGGATCAATGCATTTCCAGAACCCCAAAGGGAAATGCTGCTCCACTTCTCCAATTATATTTGGCTAAACGGATACACCCAGAGTCAGTGGTTATATCCGATAACATCAATTCTTTTATTGATAGGTGGGCAAATGAATACAACCTAGATCCACTTATAAAAGACGAGATGGTCAAATTAAAAAAGTATGTCCCTTTTGTCAAGTTCGATAGGGATAAAGTGCAAGAAAAATTTACTAGTTTATTTAGAGAAGAAAATGAAAAAAATTGAGGCAGGTATTGAGGGAAGTTTGGAGAAGATTAAAAAGGTTGTAGTTGAGAAAAAACGCAATCCTTGGGAGTTTGAAGAACCAATCTTTAAAGACCCCACTAAACGAAACCATACTAAATTCATCGACGACTGTGGGTTTGAAGACGAAGATGAGATGCAAAACTACAAGTATTTAATAAAATGACAAATACACAATTACTATTGCTGGCAGGTACTGTTTACATCGCCCCTCATGTACCCAAACACATAGGGTTAGTAGTGGGAAGTATTGTAATGATAGTAGCATTCCTGCACGGAAACGCATTTATTTAGGTATAAATAAAAACTTGATATTAATTCGCTATGTGTTATACAATGTAAATCGTGTCAAATAAAACACAATCAAATGTAATCTTAAATTAAGGAACAATCAAATGGCTACAAAAAATTCAAAGGCATTCGCCAACATTCTCGGTGCAGTTCAGAAAATGAAACAAGGCACTGTTGCACAAGATCCGAATCAGGACAAATTCTGGAAAGCTGAAACAGACAAAACAGGAAGTGGTTTTGCAGTAATTCGTTTCCTACCTGGTCGTACCGATGACGATGTGCCTTTTGTTAAAACATATAATCACGGGTTCCAAGGCCCTGCAGGCAAATGGTTCATTGAAAATTGC